GCGAATTGGAAAGACAACATTCATCGTAAATGTAAAGCAGTCCGAAAGTGCCAAAAAGCCTTTGAATACGGTGTTTCAAGACATCTGCAAGCACGAGGTTTTGGGCGATTTCTTTACGGACAAATCATTTAATTTAGAAAATCCACAAAAAGTATCTTGACAAACTCGACCCCGAGGGAACAGGGTATCGTGCCAGAACAAGATTCACACGATTTGTTGGATTGGCCGAGTTATTAACAATCTTTAAAGAAGTGGCTGATATTAAGGTCAAAGATATTAAAGAAATGGATGTGCCGAATGCCGTTATGGAGACTATTTCCATTGATGCTTCTGATGAACAGAAAAAATATGTAGATGGTTTGGCAAGCAGGGCAGCTCGCATTCGAGACGGTGGAGTAGATCCATCAGAAGATAATATGCTCAAGGTTACAAACGAAGGACGTAAATTAGCTTTAGATCAGCGACTGGTTGGAATTGAGGAAGAAAACTTTAATTCTAAAGCAAAATATTGTGTGAATCAGGTCATGGATATTTATGAGAAATATCCTGGAAAAACTCAGGTTATTTTCTTAGATTTATCAACGCCAAAGAAAGGAGAGTTTAACGTTTATGATGATGTAAAGGCTAAATTAATAGAAAGGGGAATTCCAGAAGGAGAAATTGCTTTTATCCATAGTGCTAAAACGAATAAACAAAAAGTTGATCTTTGCAAGAAGGTAAACGAAGGTGTTATTCGTGTATTATTAGGAAGTACAGATAAAGCGGGAACTGGTTGCAACTTCCAGAAAAAATTGATTGCCTTACATGATCTGGATTGTCCATGGAGACCGTCAGATCTTACACAGAGGTCCGGCCGTATTATCCGTCAGGGTAACTTCAATAAAGAAGTTTACATTTACCGATATGTAACGAAAAATACCTTTGACTCTTATTTATGGGTGCGACACGAAGTCGCTTAATTTAACTGTTTGGCGGTAACTCCGACCAAACCATCCATTCCGTTGGATGAAGCCAATATCCCCGGCTTTGCCAGTAATGGCATTGTTCGGAAGCGGGTATAAACGGAACCCTATTTGGAGCAAATCCCGTGAGGGAGAAGCGAAACTGCCAGCTACAAGGCGGTTAGGGTGCAGGCTTTCTGATAGCATGGTTAATTAACTGAATCACCGTAAGCTTCGTTAAGGCTGAACAAGCCAAAGTAGCTGATAGGCTTGAACCAAAAGGTGTGCAGTTGGATATTCCTCTCCACAGTAGGAATACACGGACATAAGACTGCCGGAGTAGAGGTGGAACCTAAACTATCAATAATTGTTGATTAAGTGGAACGTGTCAAGCCCGTATTCTCGCCTGCAAAGGCAAGCGGACCGTAAGGAAAGCCGTTGGGAATGCGGGTAAAGGATTGCGGAGGAAGCGAATGCCGACCTTGTAATGGGGACGGATAGGGGTTCAAAATTTGCCCCACCCGAAAAGGGAGCAGAATTCCGCAGGGTGCTTAATTACGAGAGAGTTTATAGAATTTTTGAAAGGAGTAAGGCAAATGAACATGAAAATGTGTGCGACTTCTGACGTAGCAAAAGCATGGAACAGCATTGACTGGAACAAAGCTAACGCATACGTTAAAAAACTGCAAATGCGTATCGTAAAGGCTCATCAACAGGGCAGAACCGGCAAAGTAAAGTCTTTGCAATGGCTGCTCACACACTCTTTCTACGGACGTGCTTTAGCTGTAAAAAGAGTAACGAGTAACAAAGGCAAAAAGACAGCAGGTGTAGACAAAATTTTATGGTCTACTCCCAAACTGAAATATGAAGCAATTCTCAGTTTAAAACGCAGAGGCTATAAACCATTACCGTTAAAGAGGGTATATATCCCAAAAAAGAATGGAAAAATGAGGCCGCTCAGTATTCCATGTATGAAGGATAGAGCGATGCAGACATTATACAAATTTGCACTGGAACCAATTGCGGAAATCACTGCTGACCCTAACTCCTATGGATTTAGAGCAAAGAGATGTGTACAGGATGCAATAGAGCAGTGTTTTACCTGTCTGAATAAAGCAAAATCCCCTAAATGGGTGCTGGAGGGAGACATTAAAGGCTGTTTTGATAACATCAGTCACGAATGGATATTGAGCCATATCCCAATGGATAAAGATATTCTGCGAAAATGGTTAAAGAGTGGGTATGTCGAGACCGGAAGATTATTTCCGACAGACCACGGTAGCCCACAGGGTTCGGCTATCTCACCAACTATCTGCAACATGGTACTGGATGGTCTGGAAATCCAGATTAAGAAGAAATACCACAAAACTAAGAGGGATGGAAAAGCATACTTTCCAAAAGTGAACTTTATACGTTATGCTGACGATTTCATCGTCACAGGCGAAAGCAGAGAGCTTTTGGAAGCAGGTGTCCTCCCGATTATCCGGGAATTTTTATCAGAGAGAGGGTTGGAACTGTCAGAAGAAAAGACAGTGATTACCCATATCGAAGATGGTTTTGATTTTCTCGGATGTAATATACGCTGGTATAAAGACAAACTTCTTACAAAACCATCCAAAAAGAACTATAAAGCCATCGTGAGCAAGGTACGGGAGATTATAAAGCAAAATCCATCTATGAAGCAGGAAGATTTGATAAGAAAGTTAAATCCGGTTATCAGAGGGTGGGTAAATTTCCAAAAGTATAATGTTTCCTCGCAGGCGTTTGAACGGTTTGATTTTGATGTATGGAGATGTCTGTGGAGATGGTGCAAACGTAGGCACCCGAAGAAAGGACACAAATGGATCGCTAAGAAATATTTCAGAAGAGTTGGCACAAGATACTGGACATTCAGTGTAAATATGGCAGACTCGTTTGAATTACATCTGATATACGCTACTGATACTAAAATAGTAAGGTGGCTGAAAACAAAATCAGAAGCGACACCATTTGATGAGCGTTTCACAGAATATTTTGAGGACAGAGACACAAAGAGAATGCTTCGGGAAATCAATGGAAGAAGGAAATTAAATGCACTGTACAAAATGCAGAAAGGCATTTGTCCGCATTGTGGTGAACCTATCACAGTGGAACGGGGGTTCCGAATCCATACGGAAATGGGAGCCGACTTTAAAGAAAAGAAAGTCTTATTACATGCTGATTGTCATAGAGAGCTTCATTACTCGAAAAATGTTGATGAACTGGTTCTGCTAACGCAGGGCTTATAAGTGCTTGAGCCGTGTGAGGGGAAACTCTCATGCACGGTTCTTAGAGGGGAAAGCGGTAGTAATACCGCTGACCTACTCGACCAGACAGTGGAAAACAAGCAGCGATATATTGGACAGATTTTGTCAGAAGAAAACATTCCTAGACGTATGGAGGAAGATGATTTAACATTATCGTTTGCGGAAATTAAGGCAGCAGCCTGTGGGAATCCATTAATCAAGGAACAGATGGAACTTACGCAGCAAGTAAAACGATTAAAAATGCAGAAAAACAATTTCTTAAATCAATATTACGAGTTAGAGTCTTATATTAGCAAGATTGCTCCAAACAGAATTGAACAGTATAAGAAAAATATTGAAAACATTGAAAAAGATATCGAAGTTGCTAAAAAATATCATACAGGTGATTTCCATATCAAAGTTTTAGATAAATATGATTCCGATACAAGAGCAGAAGCTAACAAAATAATCCACAATATTCAACCATCTTATAAGAATGAACGAAAGATTGCCAGCTATCAAGGATTTGATATTATTCTTGATAGAAAGTCAGTTTACAGTCATCAGACAATGATTATTCGTGGTAATTATAACTATGAATTTGAATTCAGTGGCAGTACGAATATCATGTATCAGATTGATAAGATCATTGAATATGGAATATTGGAAGAATTAAAAACTTTCAAGAGAAGATTAGAGTTTGAATCCAGAAAATTTGTTACAGCAAAGACGGAATTAAATCCTGATTTTCCTCATGAAAGTGAATTAATTAAGAAACAGGCACGATTATCTGAATTAAATCAGAAATTGAGTGCGTAATAATCAAAATAAGGGGCAGGCATATATTTGTCTGCTCTTATTTTTTTGCGACAAAATCTTTATAATTTTTTTGGAATATGATATAATATTAATGTATTTTTTATTAGACTTTGGAGTTTTAACAGAAAAACTCTGAACTTTTTTAAGGATAAAAAATCAATAGAAATTTCATAACCAATCATTTGGGCATAAAGTTTAGCAGATATTTTGTATCTGCTTCTTTTTATGCCCATTTTTATTTTTACAAAAGAAAGGAGAAATATATGATAAAACTAAAAGATACGTATGAAAAAATTTTTGAAACTGTATGGCATAATTATACATGCGGTGATGTCGAGTTAAATCTGTTACATTTCGAATTTCCTGTTCATGCGAAGAAAGCAGAGTTGCTGGAAATCTATGCGAAACTTGTAAAAACGATCAATGGAGACGATGTTGTTTATCTGACAAATATTCAAAAATTTGTAGATGGACATGGAAGATCATATATTTCTGGAACAGTTATTGATCCAGATTTATCAGATTTTCAGGATAATTTTCAAGGAGATTTTTCAGAGTTTTTGACATCATGCTTCCAAGGTAAAAAAGGATGGTATCGAATTAGTCAGAACGATGAAGTAGGCAAATTACCTCATAGAAGTGTGTTTGGGGAAAGACTAGAATTAATTATTTAATGAAAAGGAGAAAGAAAAATCATGAAAAAAGAAACAGTACAAAAATCCCATGAAATGTATAAAAAGAAAATTGAAGAAAAAAAACTTGCTGATGAAATGATAATTCACGATATTCATTTAACACCAATGATTTTTGATGCAGATAGTTCATTTTATTATACATATTTTAAAATCAACAGTCTAAAAGATTGGGAGTTGTTAAAAAAAGTTTATGACATTCATCCTTTAAAAATGCAAGTTACAAATTTTCCAGAAATTATTATTGCGGAATCATGGTTTGATTTAGAGGATGCAGATATCTGTAAAGATGAGGAGGTATTTAAAAAATTTGAATTAAACCTGGATGAAATGCGATGGGAAAAGATTTCGGTAATGCAACAATCTATCATTGATTATTGGGAATCGCTTGGATACAAAATTAATTTAGAAAAAAAGGAGGAAGCAGTTTCTAATCAAAATATTACATACGCAACATTGCGAGTTGTACATCATTGATTAGGAAACTATTAAGAAAGGAAAGATCATATTATGAATAAATTAGAGAAAAAGAATCTCCATAGTGGACAACATGTATGGCTTGTTTCTGATAATACATATCTTAGCGAACTTTATCTTCGCTCTTGTGACAGACCTGCTTATGAAATCCTTGAAGGTATGATTCGTGAGAAAAACCAGAAAAATGTCAAAGTAGAAGTTGCATCAGAACGGATAGACAACTTGCTAAACTTTATGTTAGATGGTGAAAGAGATACAGAATTTGGTATTAAAGAAGCCGATTATGGAAATAGAGTCCTATGCACTTCAAGAGAAGATGCTGAAAAGTATATTGAGAAAACAAAATTAATATTAGAGATTCATTCGAGAGGGCTTCGTGAAAAGGACTTTTCGCTGTCTCAATTACATGAATTACAAAACTATTTAGAGAGAACTGAAAAATGATAATGTAATAAGCTTTTCACGAGTCTTAGCTGATTTGAATTAGAAAGGAATAAAATTAAATGAAAGATAAAACACGTCTGATTGCACTATCTGATAGTCCAGAGATGGATGGAGAATTAGTTATTTTTGAAACAAACGCACCTTCCAAACGTCTAAAAGAGCTGGAAAAAGAAAGTTGTGCATTATTTACGGAAGAAGCTTATGATGAAATTCCAAATTGGTCTTATACGTTAGAATTTGAGGGATATTTATGTAGATATATTGATTCTGAACAGCATGTAACCCCATACGGAACATCAGAAGAATGGCAGCAGGAAAATTATCAAAATATTAAAGAATTTTATTATATTGATAAACTTAAGCCTGAGTCAATTAACTAAAGAGTTGTAGGTTTCTAGGTATAAAAATAAGAAGGAGAAAATCATGATAATAAGAAAGTTAGAAGTAAATGGGAAAACTGTTGTTTTAACGGAAGATGTGATTCGTGAATTACATCGCCAAGAACATATTGAAGAAGGAAAACTTATGATAGAGAGATTCGCCTCAAAAGATGTTTATAATAAAATGACAGATGATGACTTCGATATGGTAGTCGATGAATTTGAATATATCTTGAATACAACAAATGATGATACTGCTGAAATGATGGAAGAAGCTGTTAAAAAGATTACTCAACAAGTAGAGGAACGATATTATAGTCAGACAACAAAAGCAGTGTTAGTTGCAAAAAGTTGAGATTGACAGTAAAAATTACATTTTATAGAAAGGAGGCTCGCTTAATAGCGAGAGCAAATTTATCCCCGACCTTAGAGGTTTGGGGATTTTTGCTTATTTACAATGAATATTCAAAATATATCAAAAAATGACAGAGAAGTAACAGTTACTCTAAGTTCTGATGAATTAGTCAAACTTTGCAATGTATTATATTATGCTAGAGACAAGTACGATGGAGACAATTTATATCACGAAATTAAGAGTGACTTAATGATCGCAAGAGATATAAGTCAGTATGGAAATATTGATGATACGACTCTTTCTAAAATTATAAAGGAAAGAGCAAAAGCAGCAAATCCATATCAGACTAAACCATCTCAAGAATTTTAAAAGGAGAAAAAATTATGTTAAAGAAAGAATTTACACAATATCCACATCATACTGATCCATATGCAAAGCATCGTATCACAGATGAAGAATTGGATTTTTTGTATGAACTGCAGAAAGAAATGAATACCCAACATTCCGACATGCTGACTTATCCACGTATCTGGGTTATTCAAGAACCAATCAAAAATTATCTCGACAATGTTGAGACTGATCTTAGAAATGATCCGGATGCAGTAGAATATCTAAATCAGATTGCTGATGGAGCAGATTTATGTATTGATTGTATCAATATAACAACTCCGCAGCAATTATATCAAACGATTCAGAGTATTATTAAGGATAATTCACTCGAAGAAAAGTATCAGGTAGAGTTGATTAACAATTATAAGGTCTTGATTCATGGAAAAAACGATATAGGCAAAACTATGTTATGGGAAGGATCATTAGAAAAAATCCAAAAGAATGGATTGCTTGCAATTGTAGAATGGGTTATGGGATATACATATCATCATGCAGAATTAAGATATTACATAAAAGAATTATATCAGCGTCCAGGGATCTTTTTCTTAACTTACAAAGATGGCGTACGTTATCTGCAAAAATACGCGGATAAGTATGATAAGGATGTAAAGCTAATTGAAACGTCTCCAATGGATTTATTTACAGATTGCAGTCCAGAAATAAAAAAACTGTTTGATATTTTACATACGGTTGATTTTAGCAAGAAGAACCGGAAAGTCTATATCTCTGGAAAGATTACAAAAACAGAAGATTATCAGGAACGATTTGATGTAGCAGCGAGAGAACTTTTGGCACAAGGATATGAAGTTGTAAATCCTGCATATGAAGGGACAAAATTAGAAAACGCTTCTTATGAAGATTACATGAGATTATCTTTTCAGTTGTTAAAGGATTGTGACATCATTTACATGTTAAAAGGATGGGAAACAAGTCCAGGTGCAAATCAGGAGTTTGGCTATGCATTAGCAAAAGCTATGGAAATCAGATTTGAAAAATAAAAGGAGAAAATTTATGTTAGATTTATCAAATATTTTTAATAAAGATATGAAAAAAGCAATTATGTCCAAAGAAAAACTCGCAGAAATGTTAAGGGTTACACCAGAAGCCTTAAAGGCATTTGAAAAATCCTATCAGCTACATTCCATGAATGAGCCGATCAGCGACAACCTTTTCAAAGTCAATGCAAAGCAGGCTGCAAGTTTAAATCCAAAACAGGATGTACATGAGAAAGGAAAAGTTCAAGATTTGATTGACCGGATCGTGAATGAGCTTTTAGATCAAGCCCTCATTTATGAATATGACGGAAAACCAGGATTTACATATGGAAATATCTATTCTTGCAATCAAACGAGAACAGTTAAAGTTCCAGAAAACTCAGAAGTAACACTTGAAGAAATCAATGAGCTGCCAAAAGAGTTAAGACCTGATCTGACTGGACGATATGTTAAAAAAAGTCTTTCTGATGGTACGGGAGATGCATTGTTAGAGCAATATCAGCAGTATCTGAATACAAAAGATCCACGAAAAAAAAGGTTTCTTTATGACCATTTTCGTCAGGGATTAGATATGTTAGATCTGGATGGAATCAGCTATGCAATTTTAGATCGTTGTCAGAATTCCATAGGAAACTGGTTTCCACGATTAGTAAATGCGATTTTTTATTCTGATTTCTTTCAGCTGCCAAAGACAAAGATCATGAAAGTTCCATTGCCGGTATTACAAATGAGTCGAATGGAATATACAGAATTGTCATCTACGACTTTTCAGATCATTGATCAATTTTGCCAGAAAGCTTTTGAATTAGACGAAACGAAAGAATACTTTATCAAAACTGGTGTTTTTTCTTCTAAATTTGATTTTCGGAATGCTTATATTCATGACGCAAAAGAAGTCAAAGAGATCGGAGAATATTTACTATTCATCAGTTTTCAGGCAAGTTGTTTTGCACACTATGATCTTTCTGGAAGAAACCAGCCAAGTATATATGGTGCAGCAACAACAAATGAGTGGGTCGTTAGAGAATTCATTAAGGATAAAGAAAACAATCCATGTATCTACAAAGGATTACCACTACATACAGAATATCGTGTATTTATTGATGCAGATACAAAAGAAGTGTTAGGGATCAATCCATACTGGGATCCGGATGTCATGAAAAAGCGATTTGGAAAAGAAGCGGATGCAAATAATCCAGATATGGTGCATGACTATGTGATCTATGCAGCACATGAGAAAACATTAATGGAACGATACGAGAAGAACAAAGAGAAAGTTCAAAAAGAGATCATGAAACTGTTACCATTTTTAGATTTAAGAGGGCAGTGGTCCATTGATGTGATGCAGAATGGAGAAGATTTTTGGATCATTGACATGGCATTAGCGAAAGATTCAGCTTTACTGTCTTGTGTCCCAAAGGACAAGATTAAAGCGGTAGAAGAAGACTGGATTCCAAGAATCTCAATCAAAGAACTGTAACAAATTTTATGAACTACCCACCACCTAAAGGTATGTGGATATGCAGCTGAGAATTTTATAAAAAAGGAGAAAAATTGTGAGAAAAGAATTAGGAAACATTAAAGAGCCTACAGACTTTGAAGGAATGGTAAAGGAATTAGCAGAACAGGTTTTGGATTTATCGACAAAACAGCCAGATGGGATGATTCATGATGCAGATACAATTTTAGCAGATATTATGGAAGCAGCAGACTTTCAAGTTAGTGGAATTTCTGATGATATATTAAAATTGTATCTTGAAGTAGAAAATAAGGACGATTTTGAATCATTATTTTATTTAATTACAGATGAAAAATTTGAAGATTATCTAGTAGAAAGCAAAAAAGTGATGGAAGAAAATATTTTGAAAGCAGAACCAAGAGCTATTCAAGTATATCTTTCAGATTCTGGCAATGATGAGAAAGAATCTATCATTTTTAAAACAGATGCTCCCAAAGCAGTGATCGAGAACTGGATAAAAAGTCAGCATAATTCAATTTCTTCAAATTATCCATTCCACCATATAGTAATGGAATTGTTAAATGAGGGATATATGGTTAAATTATTATATGATCAATACTCAAAATGTAATGATGTCGAATTGATCGATCAGTATCCTTGCGAAGAAATATATCATGTAGGCTGTAGTATTGGAGATATATTTCATCATATGAAAATTTTTAATAGTTTATATTATGATGCTTCTGGTGTTCCATATATTAAATTAACTGATTCCATGGATGGCAGTGATTTAAGAAAGATTGCAAATGTATTAGGAATTTACTCAATAAAAGCAAATGAATTTTGTATTTCTAAAAGGAAAGCATTAATATGCAATCTTGATTTTGTTGATATAATGAGAATAGCAGAACATGAAAAATACAATGTTGAAACTGGAATAATAAAAAATTCAAATGATGAATGTTATATTCTAACTCGAAAGTAATGCCACCATTATATGGAGAAGATTTTGTCTTGAATGAGAATAGCTAGAAATTAATTTTTGGAGCAGATACATATTTTATGTGTCTGCTTCTTTTTTTTGCGACAAAATCTTTATAATTTTTTCTGAATATGATATAATACTAATGTATTTTTATTAGACTTTGGAGTTTTAACGGAAAAACTCTGAACTTTTTTTAGGATAAAAAATCAATAGAAATTTCATAACCAATCATTTGGGCATAAATTTAAGTAGATATTTTGTATCTGCTTCTTTTTATGTCCATTTTTATTTTTACAAAAGAAAGGAGGAAATACAAAATGTGTAAATCAAAATTCACTGATAAAATGTTAATTAGTCTGAAATGCACTCTGATTCAGGAGTGCATGAACAGTGACTATGTTTATTTTGATTTTTTTGGTGAGAATCGCCCAGATGATAATCAAGAGGATTTATATGCAAAAGTTGAAGAAACTCTTGAACAGATGCCAGAAGAAGAATTGATGAAATTTTATAAAGAATATGTAAATTCATCAGGAAAGGAGATGAATTAATGAAAGTTTTATTAATTCATACAGACGGATATTCTATTGATGTTGTTGGAAAATATAACACCAAAGAAGAAGCCTGTAAGCAACTTAATTTTGAATATGAACGAAAGATTGAGTATCAAGAAATGTTTTCAAACGGTATTGATCCGGAATGGATGAAATCATCACACTGCGATAATGAAGAAGCTATTCTCTATATTAATGGAGAAGAGGTTCATGTTTGGCAGATTGTAACTGCTTAATTTTGATATATATTATATTAAATATGGTACAAAAACAGATGAAAAATTATTATTTGTTTTTGTACTTTTTATATATCAAAGAATTTTATCGTACTGAAATTAAAAAATTATAGGAAAGGCAGGCAATAAATATGAGCTTGAATAGTATTAAAAGAGAATTGAAAGATTATATCGAGGAAAATAAAGCATTACTAGAAGCATGGGAAAGAGTTACTTATCTTACGAAAAAAGATGGAACTCCTTTTAAAAGCATGTCGAAAAATTTTAATAATGCAATATATAAAAGGAAAGAATCTTTTCGAGGATACATTCTTGAAGTTGATACAAAGTTTACCCCAAATCATAGAAGATCATATTTTAGAAATTATATCGATTGTGGTAATAAGGATAATCCAAATACTTTGGAAGAAATTAAGCAAAAAGTATCAAAAGAAATCGAAAGCAAAAAAAGGTTTATTAAATCATTAGAAAAGCGATTAGAAATAATTGACTATGCTTACGAAGAATTTTCAAAATCTTATGATGATATAAGAGAAAATTTGAAAGAGTTATGTGAAAATGATGTTTCTCTGGCAAACATGATTTGTGAAGATATTGCCAAACGATAAAATTATTGGTAAGGAAGGAATTACATTATGAAAAATGAAAAGCAAATTAAAATTGATGAGTATAAGTGCATCAAGCTTGATGAATGGAAGACGGAATGGAAAGCGGAAAAAGTAAAGTATGTAATTGGAAAAGCAGAAGATGAAGAATTTCCTTCATTCTACGCAAAAGTTCAAAGAGTCAACGATAATGATGATCTTATTGATGATGATTATATCTTCGAGTATGATCACAAACCAGAGAGATCAGCGGTTGAGGATGATTTCATCGATGAATGGGGTCAAAGAGATTTAGATCGTCGTGAACGAAAAATGCCCGTACCGGAAAATGATATTATTCATATGATTTGTATTTAAGGAGAAAGAAAGTATGATTAAGAATTGGGAACTAAAAATTAAAGAAAATAAATCAACGCTGATCATTAATGATTGGGGTGTAAAATCCGATGATATTATAGATCTAGCAAGACACCTTGTGATTAAATTTCATTTTGATAGATTATATATCAATTATGAAAATACTGGCAAAATCATACATTGTGCGTTAAAAGACAATGATCCAATAAATAAGTGTTTAACGATGAATTGTGGTATGAAAGCTTCAATCATAAAATATCGATCACATAATGACATTGATATTCAATTTGAAGATGGTACAATCATTAAGCATCGGGATTTTAGAGATTTTTGTAAAGGAAAAATAGCGAATCCTAATCTGAGCAAAAGAAAATCATGGGAAGATGTTAGGATTACAAATATTCAATGGGATGCATCCGATGATGTTATGGCAGGATTGCCTGATAAGGTTAATGTTTTAGATCTTAATATTAATTTATCTCAGTATGATACAAACGAAGATTTGGATTACAACGAAGATTTCTTATATGGGGTTTCAGAGGCTCTATCAGAAAAATATGGTTTCTGTCATGATGGTTTCGAGCTTGAAATCAGCATGGGAAAAATGGAGTCAAAAATTGTTGGAATCATCAATCAATTCGGAGAAAATGACTTCTCTTATTGGACAGGATTCTGTTTGAATGATGAAGAACAGAAACAGATTGAAGAAATTCTTCATCGACACGATACAGAGGGATGCTCTATAAGAGGTACCAGAAGTGATATTTCCAATGAAATAAAAGAATGAGAAGGAAACTATCATTGATGTGTATGCTGCTAAAGCAAAGCATCAATGATAGTTTTTTAAAATTAGGAGGGAAACAATGATTGAACAAAAAAATGAGTGGTTAGTTGTAGTGTGGAATGATGGCATCAGTCAGTTCTTTATTGAACGGCTCACTGCAACAGAAGAAGAGATTAAGAGGTATCTTTTATCGTTAATTGAAGATGATAAAAAATTATCACAAGAAACGTGCAATGATTGCACAGACAGTATTGATGGAATTGGAAGCTATGAAGAACCCGTTACAGAAGGTTTTATGGCGTTTCATGCGTATGCTTCTTTTGATACATATCATATCGAGTATGAAGCACGTCCATTAAATAAGATTAAAGATGCAACAGAAATGATAGAAGAATTATAAGAAATTAAAAGGAGAGTAACCATGGTTAAAATTTTTCAAAAAGAATTACCAGCTGATTGTGAGAAGGCAATAAGAGAACTAATAAAACTAAAAGTATATATTGTTATGGATGATGACAGAATTGAAAATTTCTCTGATGTTTGGTGGAAAGTGCAACATGAGTGCGATATGTATGAAGAAAAGCAAGATAGTAACGAGTTGACTTATCAAAGTTACGTTGGTGCCAAAAACTGGTTAAGTAAATGGGAAAAACTTTATATTAAATACAATGACAAATAAAAAATTTGGAGTTGGGAGGTCGATTAAAGTGGAAACAAAAGATTTAATCAAAGAATTAAGAATTTTAGAAAAATCTTCAAAGTTAGGTGAACAGGCGTGTATTTGTGGAGAAGCTGCAAATCGCTTAGAAGAATTACTGCAGGAAATTGAAATTTCGCGAAGATTAGAAAAAAGTGAGAATCACAAAGAAAATGATGATCGTAAGCAATTACTTTCTAAGAATAAAAAGAAAATGGAAGTAAAGAAAAATGTGCTGAAGCCTCTTCAATCATTTTTGAAGTCAGGAAGAAAAATTTATATTACGGGTTTCGACTATGATGAAATGTCTTATGTGTTGGATATTGATGATAAATATTTGAATGATTTTGTCGGAGATTACACTGTTTTTGATTTAATGATTTTAGATGCCAATACATATATCGCACAACTCAATTTTTCCTATTTTATTTTAAGAACATGGAAGAGTAAATATCACTGTAAAGAAGTAAAGTATTCGTTAGAAGAAAAAGGATTGTTATAAATCCAGAAGATTGTATAGTTGTAGGAAATATTTTTGACAATCCACAGTTGAAAAAGAAGTATGGTAAAGATTGGGAGGAAGAACACAAATGATCAAGACAAGATATAAAATACAGGAATATTTTTCAAAAGAAACAAAAATCCATTGCAACAGAGTAGAACAATACACGAAAGCAATGGCAGAAGAATTAGGGCTGTCTGCATACGACACAAAGATGTTAACGGTTGCAGCAAGATATCATGATATTGGGAAATATTACATTCCAGAAAAGATTCTGAATGCACCAAGACCATTAACAGGATTGGAACGTAAAGTCATTGATATGCACGCATACTATGGATATGAAGCTTGCATGGAATATGGGTTTGAAAAAGATATTTGTGAATTAATATTACTGCATCATGGTACACACAAATATCGTACGCTGACAGATGAACAGATCAGCGATTTTGCAAAAGAATATTTTCAAATCTTAATGGCAGCTGATATTTATGATGCATTGATAAGTGACAGGGTGTATCGTAGAGCAATTGATCATGATCGAGCATTGGATATCGTTGCAGAAAATCCAGAGATTAAGCGATGGGTGTTTCTTGCATTAGAAAAAATTTCACTATGTTAGGGTTGAGATACTGCTCACAACATGATATAATAAAATTGTATTTTTATCAGACTTTAGAATATAGGAAAATTCTGAACATTTTTAAGAATCAAGTCAATAGAAAATTATCAATCATGGGTATAAATTAAGCAGATATATGGTATCTGTTTATTTTTATACCCTTTTTTATTTTGAGGAAAGGAGATTTAAAAAATATATTAAATTGAAAAAATTCATTGAAACAGACAAAAAGTCTGTTTTTTTATTTACGAAAGGAGATTTTTATGTTTAAAGAAGCAACAATTCAAGGAAAGATTTCAGGTCCAGTGATGATCGTATCTGTTACACAGAAACAGACCAGAACTTCAAAACCCTATTTGATCTTAAAATTAAGAGATGATCAGAAGAAAGAGGTAGATGCTAAGTTATGGAATATGTCAGTTGAAGAATTTCCATTTGATAAGAATACTGTGATCATCGGTGAATTTTCTGTTGGAGAATACAACGGGCAGAAAGATTTTACACTGGATATGTACAGAGAAGCTTTGGAATCTGAGTACAGAATGGAAGATTTCATCAATGCAGCACCTTACAGTCCGCAAAAAATGTATGAGTATATCTTACAGATTGCAGATCAAACAGTACTTGATGATGATTATCTTGCTATCATTCATAATATTTATGAGAAGTACAAAGAACAGATCTTTATCTGGTCTGCTGCCAAAGCAGTACATCATAACATTCGATCTGGATTTTTGTATCATACATTCCGTATGGTTCAGAGTGGAATTGCACTTGGAAAAGTGTATGGGCAAGCCTTAAATCACAGTTTATTGTTAACCGGCATTATCTTACATGATGTTGGAAAGTTAAAAGAATTATATACAGATCCTACAGGAAATGCCGATTATACTCCGGAAGGAAGTTTGCTTGGACATTTACTGATTGGATGTGAAATGATCGATGAAGCTTGCAATAAATTAGATCTTCAAAATGATGAGAATAAAGATAAGATTTTACTTTTAAAACACTTATTAGCATCTCATCACGGCAAGCAGGAGTACGGAGCAATTACAGTTCCACAGCTGCCGGAGGCTATCATGTTAAATCGAATTGATATGATCGATGCGGAAATGTATCAATGTGAACATGCATTAGAAGATCAGAGCAACGGAACATTCACGGACCGTATTTTCGGGTTAAACAACACCCGCTTATACAAACCACTCTAATTAAGGAAAAGTAAATTGAAGAAGAAAATAAATCATAAAGACATGATCGAAGCATGGAATTACGATTCTGGCGTCTTCAAAGGACAATCTATCGGCATTCATAATTCAGCTACTGGAGAAATCGACAAGCTGTTATCAGTGGAATGTTTTCATGGAGGAGAAGAAGTAAAACGAATTGTAATTAATAAAGAAGCCACAAAGAAACATGGCTTTTTAATTATCGTTGATTAAATTTGATGGAGGAAGCTATGAGAAAAGCAGAATTCGAACAGAAATATTTAGGAGAAAGAGTACAAATAGAGTTATTTAATGGACGTGTTTTAACTGGATTTCTAGAAAAAACTGGAGATGAAAGATTTAAAAATAATCCAGATCTCTATTTGCGTAAAGGCTATTATTGCCTAATAGAAACTTTAGAATCACAAGATAATGTGGATTTCTTTATTTTTCGATTTTCACATGTTCAAAAGATAAAATTTGTATAAAGAAAGGAGTATAACTATGGCACAGGCAGCAGTAACTAATACGTTTATCATTCAGATGAATTTTCGTTTATTGTATTTTGCAATGGAAAACATCAAAAGTACAAAGTTACATGATAGGAATTACTGGAATCGATTACAGTCGATCATGTATGAGCAAATTGATAAAAATGCAACTTATAACAAAGAATTTCTGAAACACAGTATGACACAGATGATGATGTTCTACTGCAAAGAAGTTCGAGACGAAAACAGAGATTTTTATGATGAAGTTTGTAAACCAATTTACAATATTGTAAAAGAACATGCAGATGATAATAATCCAATGGCTTATTATGCAGAAAGTTTTGGAAAATTAAATGAACTTTATCGTAAAGTAGATGGACACAGTTATTATACGAAGTCTATTTTAGCAGCGACGGATCTTTTAGAGCAGTTAAAATGGGTGGAGTAGTTAACAAATAATTACAAATATAAGAAAGGAGGCTCGCCAAATGGCGAGGGCGAAATTATTTCCAACAATTAATGTAGGAATAAAAATTTCGCTTATTTATGAATGAAACCTTATGACGTAGGATTAGTGTGTGGAAGATTTCAGACCTTCCATAAAGGTCATGAAAAATTAGTTGATACCGGTCTATTACTGTGTGATCGATTATTAATCTTGATTGGATCAGCACAGGAATCTGGAACTGAACGTAATCCGTTCAATATCAATACACGGACCAAAATCCTAAGAGAGATTTATGGAGATCGGCCAGAGATTATGGTCTATGCACTTTCGGACATGACGGACGAAAATGATATTTGTCCTGAATGGGGACGTTATCTGTTAAACAATGTAGACAGATACATCTACAAGAACCCCGAGCTGATGATTTATGGCAACGATGAAAGCCGAAGCGGTTGGTTTGACAAAAAAGATCTTGCCAACACAGCTGAATTAATCGTAAATAGACAGGCGTTGCCAGTTAGTGCAACTATGGTAAGAGAAGCAATGGCTAAAGATGATCGAAAAAAATGGATGAGCCTAGTAAACCCACGTTTACATAAAATGTATGATGTATTACGTGCGGAACTTATGAGCGTACCATTTTATCAGGAGCTAAGTAAAAATTAGCTAAAAGAAGTCAAAAAATTAGTTATAAAGAAAAGGAGAAAGAAACAATGAATAAAGCAATTTTAATGGGAAGATTAACAAGAGATCCAGATGTAAGATATTCACAGGGAGAAAATCCTATGGCAATCGCACGATACACATTAGCAGTGGATAGACGATTCAAAAGAGATGGTGAGCAGAATGCAGATTTTATTAACTGTTTAGCGTTTGGAAGATCAGCAGAATTTGCAGAGAAGTATTTCAAACAGGGTACAAAGATTGCTGTTTCCGGAAGAATCCAGACAGGTAGCTATACAAACCGTGAAGGCGTGAAAGTCTACACAACAGAAGTTGTGATTGAAGAACAGGAATTTGCAGAGAGCAAAGCAGCTGCATCCCAGAACAATAATAGGGGAGCTTCACAGCCAAGCACACCTCAGCCAAGTACGGCAGCAAGCGATGGTTTTATGAACATCCCTGATGGACTGGAGGATGAACTCCCATTTAATTAAGAAAGAACGTAGAATCATTATTGATCCAGTATATTCAGACAGATTGTCGGATATACTGGATTTTTTTTAAGAAAGGAAGAGGTTAAAATGCAAAATAAAAATAATATAAAAAATTGGAAGATTGAAATAACAAACGAAGGAGCTAAATTATTCATTACAGAAGGAGCCGTAATGGCTAGAGACGTTTTAAATCTTGCAAGAGAACAGGCTATAAAATATAACTTATCAAACTTGAAGATTTATACGGTTTATATGCGTGATGGATATTATTATGATTATACTTTTGAAGATGATATGCTATATTTCATACATATGACTGAAAAGATTGAAAATGAAGATATTTCTTATTTGATGAAACGGGCTGCAGAAAAGTTATCAACTCTAAAATTAGACGATCGTATATGGAGCGTTAATTTTTCTATTGATAATCTTCCAAGAGAGAAAAATGGAGATCTATATGCTGCCTGTGCTATGGTCATTCATTTTTATGATAGAAATGATGATTATGAAATTGATTCACAACGGTTTTATTTTAATTTATCGTCAGGACAATGGGAATCTATTAAAAATGTAAAGAATAAGTCTATATCATGCAAAAATTCATTGGCCTGCAAAATTGGAGATAACTATTTTATGATTCAGAAATCAGAAGATGGTTACGATTATACACTTTATACTTCTGATTATTCAGAAATTGATGGAGGACAGCTTGATAATCCGGATATTTCTATTTATGATGCAATGAATGAAATCTTAGAAGATCTGGATATTGAGATTCCAGGTCATAAAGATGAAATTGATTATGAAGAATTAGAAGAAAAAGTTGAAAATGCAGAAAATGAACGTATCAATAAAATATTATCAAATCATGGTTGTACAGTGATTGCTCAATCAGATTGTCATACTGATTTTCTTATAAAATCAGGAGAAAATTAGAATTTTGAAAGAATATTAAGAAATAACTAAAAGCGGTGTGAGTATAAATCTCATACCGCTTTTTTACTAAAGGAGAAAAACACATGGAAGAAAAGGAAATAAAAATTGCAGAAAGATTCAACATACTTGATAAATGTCAAAAGTTAGAGAAAGATTTTTTACAGCTTAGTAGAATAACAAAAGTAGAATTTGATTTAAACGGACTATATGACAATATTTATCAGGTTATTATATTAGTAAAATATGAGATTCCAATGGAATTAGGTCCAAAGAAATATTTTAGAATCAGAACAAATATTTTGAAAAAAGTTTTGGAAATTGCACAAAACAACCAATTAATTCGAACAGACGATTCGATAGAAGATTATGGAGAGTATTTTTACATTGTATTTGATTGTTCTAGTTGGAAATATCAGATACAAAGATATACAGAACTTTTCAAAAATGTTTATGGTCCTGAAATTGAAAATCCTAAAGATGGGATGGAAAAGGAACGTGAAGTAATTAAGACTTTGATCAAAGAGGGACTTGGAATGCTTAATAAAGCGAGATCACAAGCTCTTTTTCTTGACGATATAGAGATGCAAGAAGATATTACAAATGCTTTGAATATTTTTCTGGCAGCAGAAGAAAAACAACAGAAGATTTCTCCGGAAAAAAATCTTTTTGAAGATTATACAGATGAGGAATTATTGATTTTTTATGATTGCCTTAAAAAAGCTGATTTTTATGTGATTCCTGAATTAAGCAAGATTGCTTCAAAATATGTTTCTAGCAAACGCTGCTATTTAGATTTGATTTTCGAGTTGTCTAAACGATGGTATCAAGAGAAACAGAAGAAATACAAAGAAGAAAATGGAAAATTTCATCAGTGGTTAGAGGGAGAAGATCCATTAATTTAAAAGATTAGTGATTGATTAAAGCCTCTAAGCTAAATTGAAGATATTATTAAGGAGAAAGAAATCATGTTAGTAGAAGTTACATATGCTTGTAAAATGGGATGTACGCATTGTTTATCAGACTGCAAACCGGATGGAGAACATATGACACTGGAAGTATTTGAAGATGTATTAAAATTTATGATCAAAAATCAGATTCCAACGTGGAGTTTTTCAGGTGGAGAAATGTTTGAACATCCAGATATTTTGAAGATGCTGTCACTTATCGAATCATATTGGAAGACATTACCGATTAAGTATCCAATCACATTTGCAACAAATGGTCGTGAACTTGTTCGTAACAAAAAAATTTATCATGCAGTTTCAGAGTTCTTGAAACACTGTGGAAAACGATATGTTATGATCCAGGTGACAGATGATCCGAGATTTTATCCCGATCCATTAACAGATAATGAAAAATATTGGTTATCTAAGTTAGGAGTTATTATTGATACGGTGCCTTCGGATCAAAACAATAAATCTCACTGTTTGTATCCACAAGGACGTGCTTTGAAGAATTATTCCGATGAATATTGGAATACGATTGCACCTAAATGTATCAATTGCATTTTGATTACAAAGCAGAAACCAGAAGCAACATTGAAGGATTTGGTCAATATACTTTTATCTAATGGCAAGGTTTGTACACCAGTTATTGCACCAGATGGAAGTATTAAGATTGGTGAGTCGGCACTTTGTCCTAAAATTGCATCTATTTACGATTCTGTTCCGGAAATTATGGAAAAGATTCGTAATGCGAAATGTCGTGCATGTAAGATTCCATGGGAAAAATTAAAAGAAACAAATCCAATCGCATATTTATTATGTGAAAATTTTTGATAAGAAAGGAGGCTCACTCTACAGTGGGGCAAAAGAGGCTTAGATGATAAGTCTCTTTTGTTTACTTATAATGAGCAAAACGGAAATCGGAAAAAGAATAAGAAATATTAGGATTCTAAATGGTCTGTCTCAATCTGAGTTAGGTGAAAAGCTGGGATTGACAGCAGATCGAATTCAAAAATATGAAAATGGAGCAAGAAATCCAAAAGTCTCCATGATATTTCGGATAGCAAATGCTTTGGATGTTAATGCTGCTGCATTATATGATCCAACACCATGTGATGATTTAAGTACCATGTTTTTTTTCTTTGAAATGGAAGAAAAATATGGAATGACTATTAAAAAAATTGTAGATGATGATGGAAATGTTAAATATGCAGTTGTGGCGAATTCTGAAAATCGTATGTATGATTATTTATCTAAATGGCATGATGCTTATATATGTAAAAAAACTGAAAGTAAATTGGTAGATACGCAAGAAGAGAGGGAAAGAATTTTAGAAGATTATGCTAGATGGAAAAGTAAATTTCCAAAAAGTATAGAGAATTCTAAAGATTTAAAAGAGAATCAAAAGCAGAAATTGAAGAAGAAAATAGAAGAATTGCAATCTGAATATGAAAGATTACATTGAATGGCCGAGAATTCCCGCAGAGTATCTTAAAAAATAGCTTATTACGGACGCTGTTCTATAAAATCATACAAAAATTGAAAATATTAATTAAGGAGAAAATTATGAACAAAAAAATTAAAAAAATGGAAGATGTAGTAACAATTCCAATGACAAAATACGTTACAACAGATGGAAAAGAATTTGCAGATGATTATGATGCAAATATGCATCAAGCACATTTAGATTCAATGGCCGAGGCAAAGTTATGCTTTGAAAAATATGGAATTTATACCAGTGATCTAATGATTTAAAATCATAAAAATAATGATCAAATTATTAGCAATGATTATCTTCTTACTCGCGTCTTACATACAGATATATCAAGTAATGATGATTTGTATATCTTACAGGCAAAAGATGAGGAAGCTGAAAAAGAAATTCTGAAAACATTTCGTGATTACTTGAATACTGATGTTATGGATCGTCGTTTTTTTAATGTGGCAAATAATTATATATTTCCCCATACAATCATCTTTTGTAGAGATTCCATTTATGGAAATTATAATGCTTTGTGTGCAGAAAGGGAATTTGAGCTTATTGAAAAGGCTTTAAAATTTGGAAGACAAGTCTTAAATATGGCAGACAAAAAAGAAGATAATATCGTATCTGATGAAGCGAAAGAAAAAAATATGATTAATAAAAGAGAGTTGGCAGCAAGATTAAAACAGGGAGAATGTCTTGAAGAAATTTTTGATTTTACTGATGGTCAGGAATGTTTGATTTATAAAGGAGAATTTGAAGTATCCGATAATATTATTTATATTCCTGATATTTATCTTAATAAATTGAACCTTGGAGTCGTAGCGACAGGGGAAAATTTGAATGATATTTTGAAAAATTGCTATACAGGAAATGATTTCTTGAAGGAATGCAATGGATACAAAAACATTGCCAAAGCCTTATTTGATTTTGTTGATTGGCAGCATCCAAACATCCAAGATCTCACTGATTGTTATGATGAAGAAGAATTTTACAATGAATTTGGAATTCATTTTGATGATTTAGGTAATGATTAGCCATTGAGATGTAAAACAAAGTATTGAAGTTGAAAACAGAGAAATTTATATTATATAAGAAAGGAAGAATACTAATGAATCATAATCGTAATGCCCATTATTGGGAAAATAGAGACGAAAGAAAAGAAAGAGCTTATCTCCATACAAAAAATATGGCTTATGTTTTTTCAGATCATATTGAACAATGTGTTCGAAATACAAAATTATATGATGATACAAATACATTTGATGAATTAAATCCAGTATTGACAAGAGAAGTTTCCGTTGTTGATCTGGATACGGTGTCTGCAATATTTCGTTACAAAAAGAAAGAAAAAAGGACGGCAATTCTTAACTTTGCCAGCTATAAAAATGCCGGCGGAATGTTTTTACAAGGTAGCAGTGCTCAGGAAGAAAGTTTATGCCATGCATCGTTTTTATACAATGTATTATCTGAATTCAAAGACTATTACGCTTGGAATGATAAGCACAAGAATCGTGCATTATATGAAAATCGAGCATTGTATTCTCCTGATGTTGTATTTACAAATGATAGTGTAGGGACACTTTGTGATGTAATTACATGTGCTGCACCAAACAAATCGGCAGCACAGAAATATTGTCATGTATCAGATGAAGAAAACTATAATGCATTAGAGTCAAGAATTCGTTTTGTCTTACATATTGCAGAAAAAGAAAAAGTAGACACGCTTATTTTGGGTGCTTACGGAGCGGGAGTTTTTGGTCAGGATGCAACAGAAGTTGCACAGATTTTCAAAAGACTTTTGATTGAAGAATTTTGGACTTTTGAAAAAATCATCTTTGCGATTCCAGATTGCTCAAGGAATAAAAATTATAAGAAATTTTTGGATGTAATGTCCGATACGATTATGTAAGAATGGAAAACGCCTTATAAAAGGCCAAAATTATTTAAATAATGGAAAGGGAGTTGCACATTTTTGTGCAGCTCTTTTTTTGTTTTCTGAAAGCTTAAAATGTGTTATAATGTAATTAATTTATTAGATTCCAAAACAACAGGGATAGTTTGGACTTTTTTAAGGAATAAAGCTTTAGAGAAATTATGTATTACAATTCAATATTTTTGATATAGAAGCATAGATTAAGCAGACGAATGGTCTGTTTTTTTTATGCTTTTATTTATATATATACCTGTTAATAATCAGTCGATCAGAGAGGAGGTGACAATGATATGAGTAAAAAAAGAATACGAGTTATTGGTCTTTTTATTGCGGTATTAAGTCTTGCGGTGCTAAGTGGATGTGGATCTGCAAAGAAAAAACAAAAAGCAACTACTAAAACTACAGAAGTTGCATCAACCACGGAAAAGGAAAATATTTCAAAAAATAAAGATCAGCAGACAATAACATCGTCAGCTACGACAGAAGCTACAACCAAAGTGACGACAAGCACAACAACAAGCACAGCGAAAAAAACAACCAAAGCAACAACAGAAACACCAATTGCTACTAAAAAAGACGAACAAAAAGCTGCAGTTAAGGCGACGGTTACTTATAACGGATTTTCTGATACAAATAGTGTGGAAATGAAAATGTCTGATGGAAGTTATGAAGTGATGATCGTTGAAAAAGAGGATTTAATTAAGAAGTTAGAAGATTTAAATCCTGGAACAAAAGTAACAATTCGGTACAAAGCCAAAGCAGGACAAGCCAATAAGCAAATTATTGCGGTATTTTAAATAAGGAGGAAGTATAGGTTATGAAAAAAGGAACATGTAAACGATTCATGGCAATGGCAATGAGTCTGGTAACTGCCTTAGGAACAGGATTTGGAGGAGGGGTCAACATGGTTTATGCTGCAAATTCCTTCAAAGCTGGAGATACAGTACAAATCAAGTATCTGCATAACAATAAGACTTATAAAAAGAGTGCAGTGGATGCAAGATGGAATGATAAGATTCTAGGTACAAAAATGCCTGGATACATTGATGAGGATTCCAATGCAATGTATTCTGCTTACTGGATTTTTGGACAGGCGGAGGGTCCCAAAGTATTATATAAAAACAGTGGAGATACTTTTACATTAAGCAGATATAATACAACCATTAAAATGACAGTCGATAGTAAGACTGCTTATATCAATGGCAAAAAAACAACAATGTCTACAGCTCCACGAAAAGTATATAACTACGGCAACAAAACTAATTACATTATGGTGCCGGGATCATGGACAGCCAAAAATTTAGGCATTAGCTATAAATGGAATGCTACGAAACGTGCAGGCTGCATGAGAGCGGCCAGTCAGTCAGGTGGTTCTAATAATGCAACTACAGCTACAACGAAGCCTACAACAACGGCAGTGAAACCCACAACAACAACGGCAAAACCAACAGAAACTAAGCCGGAAGTTGTAAACAAAAAAGTAACAACATCCTATGATATGACAGCATCTGCGTATGCGAAAGAACAGAGCAAAGCTGTTCCTAAGTATAACAATCAAACGTTTGATGAAAATGCATATCAGAAAAAAATTACATCAACAGTAAATGATGAACAGTATATGAGAATTGATGTTTATCATAATGTAAATGAATCTGCATTTGCGAAAAAACTGGATGAGTTATTACAAAATAAAAATAACAGCGTGTTAAAAGGAAAAGCAAGTGCAATCATTGCAGCTGCTAAAAAAGAAAAGATTGATCCAGTGTACTTAGTATCCCAGACGATTAATGAATCTGCATACGGAACAAGTGCATTAAGTAAGAAAGCTATTACGAAGGTCATTACAGGCGATAGTGTAAAAAAAGATGCCAATGGAAATGTAACAGGATTCCAGAAAGTTAATGGAAAATATATTACAAAAACAATTCCGGAAACAACAGTATATAATCTGTATGGAATCAAGGCATATGACAGTGATCCGCAGCTTTGTGGTTCTTCCTATGCGTATTATATGGGATGGACAAGTGTAGACAAAGCATTAAATGGAGCTGCACAGTATGTTGCTGATAATTATATTCATAATACCGTTTATCAGCAGAATACACTATTCAAAATGAGATATAATCCGAAAAAGGATAATATCTGGCATCAGTATTCAACAAATCCTTCTTATGCAGAAGAAATTGCAGAACATATGAAAAATATGAAATCTGTATATGATGGATGTTCTAATACATTTACCTATGACAGACCAGCTTTTGTGAAAGAACCTGAAACAACGACTACAACAGCCAAACCCACAACGACAACTGCCAAACCAACGACTACAACTACCGCGACAAAGCCAACAACGACAAAATATACAGTTACGGGAACATTACCAAACGCTCGTGTAAAAGCTTCTAAGAGTAATTATAATTTAAGAATCAAGTTACCTAGCGGAGTGACAAGCTATTATCTTGAAGATAAGTATACTAGCCGTCAATTATTCATGTCTTGTGCAGGCAATTATGTAAGCCATTTTAATAATGCTTCAAACCGCTACGCAAAAAGCAGTATGTCAGGATTTACAGTCAAATATAATTCTACGAAAAAAAGAACATATGTCTATGTAAAAGCCTCTAGTTCTTATCGTGGATATGCTGTTTCTTTTGACAATGGATATGCTTACATCAAATGGGGAACACCAAAAACAATGTATAAAAATATCTTAGTTTTAGATGCCGGACATGGTGGTTCTGATTCTGGAGCAACAGGAAATAGATTAAGAGAAAAGGACCTTACATTAAGCATTGTTTTAGCAGCAAAGAAACAATTTGATAAGGATAAGAATTATGCAGTGTATTACACAAGAACCACTGATACTTATCCATCTTTGACAGATCGAAGTGATCTGGCAAACAACGTTGGAGCTGATTACTTCCTTAGTTGCCACATCAACTCTGCAGGAGCAACAGCAAAAGGTTCAGAGACGTTATACAATTCTCAAGGATATAAAGCATCCAATGGAGTTACATCCTATAAGTGGGCAGCTAATGTACATAACTTTACAAAGGCAGCAACAGGATTTACGAACAGAGGACTGGTAGATCGTACTGGATTAGCTGTATTACGTCATACAAAAACTGCATCTACTTTGACAGAGTTTGGATTTATCTCCAACAAATCCGAAGCTGCATCTATGAAAACTAATACAGACAAGTATGGAAAAGCTATGTATGACAGCGTTGTTAAAATGTTCAAGACAAACCCATCAAAACGATAATGATTTCTGCATGGTCAGAAATTAATTATAATTTTTTCAGGAAGGAGGAAAGTAATTATGACAAAAGAATTAAAAAGAATGTCATTTATGGCACTTGCAGTTATGATGCTTGCAGGCGGATTTCTTTTAGCATCTGGGAAAAGTCAGCATGTTATGCCTAAAAAAGCAGTAGCTGATATTACAGAAACAGTACCGGAAACAGGTACAGATGAAATTGTAGCTGGTGATGAAGAAGTTCCATTATAATCAATGACAAAATTGTTACTCAGATTAAGAAGCAGATATGTATTTTTATGTGTCTGCTTCTTTTTTTTTTCAAATATATATGGTATAATATTAATGTATTTTTATTAGATTCCTCGTCCACAATAGGATAAATAGGACTTTTTTTAAGAATATACAACAACACAGAACATTTAACCATAAGGGTATAAGATTAGACAGACAATTTGTCTGCTTTTTTTATGCCCTTTTTTAATTTTTAGAAAGGATGGATTTATACCATGAAGAATTTAGAATTAAAACCAAGCGACATTTTAACAGTAGATGGAGAAGTTATGCAGATTGATACGATCACTTCACAGCTTGCTTCCATTGAAGATGTAGGAGGACAATATAAGGGTTCCATAATCATTAAGTTTTATGACAAAAATGGAGAATTCCATGACATTAACAGTGATGAAAACCGCATATTAATGTATACGGAAGATCTGGTAATGAGTACATGGAGAACCTTAGAGGTTAGCTACAAAGTACGAAAAAATATCAATGCATATTTCAAAAAAATGCTGCCGAACTATGAGTTAATCAGTGTTGCAAGACAAAGCAATCTTCCACAAGATGCTCATTTATATATGATTTCAGCGGTACAGAAAAAAACAGGGGAATATGCTGTCTGGACAAGCTGGAATGAAAAAATTCAAAATTTGAATTTTGGGCATTATTGTTTAAAACCTAAAACAGAAATTGTATTAGATATATTTGATAATGCTTTCTTTGACGGCTTTTCAGAGATTAAGAAGGCTGTTAAGGCAGAAAGTGAGGAAGAAAATGACTGATTTCAGTACAATGAGAACCATTTGCTTTACCGGACCAAGACCCAATAAACTGTATGGATACAAAAACAAGGAAAAATATCAGAAACTTGTAGATTGTATTCATGATTTCCTTCGAGGTTTTTGTAGAATAGAATCGGATGAAATCTTAACAGTTATTACAGGTGGAGCACAGGGAATCGATCAGCTTGCTTTTTGGGCAGCAAATTCATTAAAGAAGGAGTATTCCTTAAAAAATGAAGTGTATATTCCATTTGTTGGTCAGGAAGAACTCTGGAATGAAACAGGTCTGTTTGGCAAAAAAGAATATCGAAAGATGAAATCTATGTCAGATAAGATTGTAGATGTTTCCAAGATTCGAACATTGGATGTATCAACAAACGATGGAAAAATTAAAGCACTTTTAGAAAGGAATAAAGAAATGGTTGATAATAGTCAGATGATCGTTGGATTATATCCTTTGAATAAGGATTTTACAAAAGACAGAAATAGTGGAACTGCAAGCTGCTTACGTTATGCAAAAGGCAAAATTCCAATCTGTCTGATCGATCCGGAAAGTCATTTGATAGAGTTTCATCCGTGCAATGAGTAGAAGCAAGAAATTGCTTCTACTTTTTTATTATTAAAAGAAAGAAGGGAAAAACATGTATTATTTACATATTTATAACAGCGAAAAAGAAGAAGGCTCTATTGTGCTTCCATTTGAGGATATGCAGCCTATGATTAATTTCGTGGTTGATCAATATCAGAAAACGATAAAGCGTTTGAAAACTAACAATAAGAAATACCAGAAAATCACATCAACTTGGGATAAAAATAAGTATGATGAGACATTAGAAGAATCAATCAAAAACTTTGAATTTGAGATTTTTTGTTCTATGGAAATAACAATTTGCTATGAATTAACTCCAGAATATAATGAAGAAAAACATAGCGAAAAGACTAAAAGAACAGAAGTAATTCATTGGGAGATTATTAAGAACTATCCTTTAAAAGAAAAAGAAATAGTTAACTTAATGATGAATCCAGATTATGAATTTGAATGTAATATTTCAGAAGAAATGTTTTCTGAAGGAGTAATTCTTCCAGGAGCTGCGTATATATGGTTTGAAGATATTGGTGTAGAATTTGAATTCTGCATCGAAAATGGAGAAAACTACAGTGCAATTTACCGGATGGATATGAATAAAGCAGGTGACGATTTTGAAACAGATCATGATGAATTTTACCATTATGAAATTGATCCAACGGATCCTGAATGGAAAGCAAATCTTGAGATTGAAATGTGTAGAGTATTGATTTTATTACACGATTTGAAGTAAGAAAGAAAAGAGGAAAAAATTATGTATTATGTAATTGCAAAAAATAGCGAAAATAAAAAGACGTATGTGTCTACATTTAAAGAAAAAAGAGAAGCTGTTTCAAATATTGCTTTTCGATTCAAAAAGAAATTAAACAGTCTGAATTCAAGCAAGCATGATATTAAAAATGTCGAAACTTGTTGGGATTGTGATGAGATATATGAGGAATTGCTTGATCAGAATTATGATCAGCTCTCAGAATCAAAAAAAGTTAAGATCATGTATGATTTATTCAATTACGAGCAAGAAACTTATGCACGTCAAGATATTAGCTGGCAAATCATTTTTGCAAATCGTGGGCCTGATTCAGATTTATATGATTTTGTGTTGGATTCAAGATATAAATTTGAATGTAATATTCCAGAATCAAGACCATCAAATAATATAGTTCTTCCTAATGCAGCACGCATTTTGTTTGAAGACATTGGTGTAGAATATGATCTTCGCATCGAAAAAGGAGTAGATCGTAGTTGCATTTACAAGATCAAGAAAAATGAAAATGGAGACGGTTTTGAAAGAGATTGCAATATACATTGCTCTCACGATGTTCATTTTGAATATCCAGACTGGAAAGCGTATCTTGAATCAGTGATGTGTAAAACATTGATTGAAATGCATCATTTAAAGATTTCTTTCAATGAAAATGATGTGGAGGATATGTTCAGTAGAATTATCGGAATGAGATTTTCAACGATCGCTATGATTGAAAAATGGATTTTTGAAAAATTGCAGGTTACAAAAAAAAGTCTGCCAAATTTTGTGCTCCAGGAATCAGAGATTAACGATGAGATTTTATTCGGAAATGCTGATGTGGATTTTGTGCTTGATGGGACTTTTGGGAAAGGTGTTTTAAAAAAACAACATTATGATTTTTCCATCTCATATCTAAAAACAAACGATCATCAGATGTTTATTACTGATGCACATTGGAATTAATTTAGAAAGAGGACTGCGGTCCTCTTTTTTTGTTAGAAAGGAAGAAAAAGATTATGAGTAATTTAAAGAAAAAATTCACAGTTGATGAAGAGATTGTGTGGAAATTTGAAGATTTTGATAGTCAGGGAGAACAAAACGTAAAGTGCAGGATCGTAGAAGTGCATGAAGATTACTGTGTTGCACACACAGAAGGGAATCATAATGGCTACGATGACATGAGATTATGCATTGAAGCTTCCAATGAAGAAAATTTTTATCATATCTAAAATCTGAGAAAGGGGTCAATACTATGCAAAAAATAAATGATTTTGGAGAGAAAATTGGCGGAGCAAAAAAGGATCTTTGGAAAGAAAGAAATATGATCTTTGAAGATACAATTGAAATGACAGAAGCAGAAAAACGCAAATATGTAAAACGAGACAATATCTGGAAAAAGATCAATGCAGAAGAAATGTTAGAAAAAGGATATCCGAGATTAATCGTTTTCTGGCTGAAAGAAATGCGAGCTTGTATCTATCCTGACATGAAACGTACATACATTAGCATAAAAGAATACATCCAGGCAATCGAAAAGATTCGAGATATTGTTATGAAGGTTAAAACCGAAGATGATATCAATCTTGCATGGAAAAAGATTCTTTGCGAAGAAGGAGTGCTTTATAAAACAGGACCATGTCGTTATAGCTATGCTGTACCATACTATGGTATTGCTAACGGGAACAAATTTCTAAAGCTTCATGAGATAGACGCTCTCGATAGGCTAAAGATGAAGATGGAAAAAACGGGATTTGGCTTATCAAAAACGGAATTCTTATCAAAGAAATACGATATTGTAGAATTTGACGAGGAAACTGTAAAGGTTGAACATGAGCGTTTCGGAATTCAAAAAGGAAAACCTTGCATTGCATGGAAAATATCAGGAAAGACATATCCTTTCTATTCAAGAAGTGAAGAGATTAATCTGGAAGAGATCAAAAAAGGGCAGTATTTATTATTATGTAAAGAAAGTCGTGATGTTCTTTTTTATGGAAGTAAACCAGAAGTTATTTTATTCAAGGATACATTGATTGATTTATTAATTGCAGGAGAAAAAAGAAAAACAAAACGCAAAGGTAAGAAAAAATTAGTTCCAAAACAGCTGGAAAATATAGAACGAAAAGGAAAAGATTATCGTCATGGTCATAATATTGTGGGAGACGATTTCTTGAATGCATTTAAGATTCGCGGCGGTGAGTTTGGAAATTATACAAATGACAAAGACCGTCAAGCTAACTTAAATATGGCATATGAAGCATTTTGTGATTTAGCTGATGCTTTAGAAATATCTCGGGAAGATATCGGACTGGTAGGTTTGGAAACAGGAGCATTAGGAATCGCTTTTGGTGCGAGAGGTCATGGAAATGCTTTGGCTCATTATGAACCAGGGAGAGAAGTTATCAATCTTACAAAACTGCGTGGAGCAGGATCATTAGCACACGAATGGGGTCACGCTTTCGATGATTTTTTGGGGAAAATTGTAGATTCGCATATTGTTGGTCACTATGCAACCAATATGCTTAGAATTGATGCGATTCCAGAATCGTTTAAAACGCTGATCCATAGATTGATCAGAAATGAAGATAATACTTTCACAGAGTTTTATATGAATGCTGAAAAAATCGATCAGGGAGCAACAAAGACAGAAAATGGATACTGGAAAAGCAAAGTTGAATTATTTGCTCGTGCATTTGCGTGTTATGTAAAAGATAAACTCAGAGAATCAGGAAAAAGAAATGATTATTTGTGTGGACATGCAGATCTAGTGAATTATGAATCAGAAGAAGGGTTGATTGCAGCTTATCCAACGGGTGAAGAAAGGAAGAGATTTTTTGTTTTGTTTAATCAGTTATTTGTTGAATTAAAACAGCTGGGATATCTTCACGAACCTATTGACGATTATGAGTTTAATAATAATAGTCATAGTCAATTCAAGGATCTGGCTTCTGAAAACAATATTAATCTTGACAATGCAACACAGTTAACATTTGCTGATTTTGGAATTTAAGAAAATTTATAGTACAAAAAACAGACAGAAATTGCTGTTTGTTTTTTGTACCATCAATATTGAATAAAAGGAGTTTATAATGGCAGGAAGAAAACCTATTGATGATGATAGAAAAAGGAAAGCAGTTACAATGAATGTATCTAACAAAGATTTAAAAATATTAGATAATTTTATTCGTAAAAATGGATTAAGCAGTCGTTCATATTTTTTGTACCGAGTGGTATATGGATATATTAATGGGAACTATGTTAAAAAATCAAATGACATTGTGATTCCTAATGAGTACGATTATATGCAGCAAGAATTTTGCAAAAAATCATTGAAGGATAAAGAATTTTTAGATAAGCATATTGAAATTGAAAGAATTTTAAATACTTTGAATGTAGAAGATTTAATAATTTTACATTCAATTTTTTTAGACAAAGGAAAAAAAGAAAGATTGATATCCATGATTAGAGATTCCAGAAGTCTTTATCCAGAGGTGGAATAATGGCACAACATACAAACTGGGATAAATGGATGTCAGAGAATTTGAGATATGCCCTGGAAAATAACAAAAATGGTAAAAAACTAATTTACACATATTCAGAATATTATATCAATCATTACAAAAATAATGGTTACATTGATATAGTTGGAAAAGAACGATATGATTCAGAATTAAATGAAGATGTTATTATTGAAATTAAAGGTTCACTATCAGATTTAAATAGTGGACATGGACAACATTTTATCGGTTATTTTAACTTTTTTGCTACCAATCGAGAATTTTTAGATAAAATGATTATTTATTATCGAAATAATTATATTAATTCTGGAGTAGGTATTTTGGTAGTAGAAAATGATGGTAGAGTCAATACGATCATACCGGCTAAACATAATAACTTTAATTATTTTGTAGAAAGTAACTTTGATAAGTTTTCTACGGACGATGAAGTTGAAGAGTTTTTTACCGATATAGAAATTCCAAAACAAGAATATATGGATAAGCATAAGCCATATTATAGAAATAGAAAGGAGACATTATGTCAGAAAGTGAAAGAACAAAACGTATGAAATATTTTTTAAAACAGAAATTTAATAGAAATGATTCTGATTATAAATTGCAACTACAAGAAGAAGTATCATGCGGTGAATATCATAGAAATAGATGTGATTTGGCAGGAATAGAATATGTAAATGGGAAAATTCATAATTCTATAGGTATTGAGATAAAACAGCAATTAGGTGATTTTAAATCTGGTTGTGGTATGAATTTTTGTTTTGATGTTAATTATCTTTGTGTACCTTCAGAATTTGTTGGATTCACATTTCAATATTTATACGAACAAAATTTAGATAATGTTGGAATTATTGAATATCGTAATAAACCTACATATTATAAAGAAGATCTTATGCTTTTAAAAATACCACGTTATAACACAGGAAATGGAGCTAAAGATAGATCAGATTGTATTATGGAAAAGAATATTTATAATGCATTAATTGTGACACCTAGAAGTGCATATAGCATTAATAGTATCTAACAGTTTAGATCAATATTAAAACTAAAAAATTGAATAACATAAAGTAGTATGTGATTCAAACATTGACATGAAAAGACTGAAATGATATTCTGGTAATAGAAAAGGTATTACCGATATAATGGTTACCTGATATATTTACGATTTAAAATGATCGCTCAATTTTCCAGGTTGGGGCGATTGCAGAAAAGAAGTGGTTAAGCAGAAATTGTTTAACTGCTTCTTTTTCTTATATAAATTTTATGTTATAATAAATATGTATTTTTATTAGATTCACAGACCGATATAACTGTGACTTTTTTTAGAAAACACAAAAATAGAAATTTTATAAACCAAATGGTGTAAATTGAGTAGATATAAAATATCTGCTTATTTTTATGCCATTTTTTATTTTTAGGAGGGAAAATAATGAAAATAATGAACTATGAAGAATTCAAATTGGAATTAGAAAAAGAATTGCCAAAAGCATCAAAAAATGAGTTAGCAGGACTAGAGATAAGTTTTTCTAAGCTAGTACGTACAAACAGAATGATGGATGGGATCAAAATTACTCGAAAAGGAGAAGATAGAGGAATTGCGATCAATATACAGCAATTGTATGAGATTTATCTTCCATATTATGATTTTCCATATACATTGGATACAATTATTAAGCAGGTAAAAGCGTATTTTCTTCATGAAGATCGAAGAGAAAAAGAAGAAAAACTCTCAAAAGAAACAGCTAAAGTATTTATTCAATTAGTAAATATGGAAGAGTCAAAAGAAATGCTTCAACATGTTCCACATCGGCAATTTCTTGATCTTGCAATAATATATCGTATAGTACGCGAAGAAACAGATCAGGGATTTGAAACAGGGATTGTTAATAACGAACTTATGGAAGCCCTTGATTGGAGTGAAAAGGATTTGTATCTAAAGGCAATGAGTCAACATATTATGAAAACAAAAATTACGTTGCTTGATGATGTTACTTGTGAACTGCTACTTAAAGCAGGAGCACCAAGAGAGTTTGTAGATATTATGTATCCACCAGAAGCAGAGTCTCATCCTGTGTATATGCTTACGAATGAAAATATGCTTTTTGGAGCAAATGAAATTCTCTATACGGAAAATCTATGGAAACTTTCAAATAAACTCCATTCAGATCTTTATATTATTCCGTCATCTATACATGAATGCATCGTGTTACCCGACGATTGTTCCATTCATGATGTAAAAGAAATGTTAGGTGCAGCTAATGATATTATAGTTTCAGAGAGCAATCAACTAAGCTATAACATTTATCATTATGAGCGAAAAACCGGAAATATCAAAATTGTAGAAAAGGAGAATAGATAATGATAAAAGAAAGATATAAAAAATATGCAGCTATTATTCAGCGTGCAAAAGAAGAGGGCCTTCATGTTAACGATAAACTTTCAGTATTAATGGATATTGAAAGTGCAGATCGCAAATTTAACATCAGATTAGATGAATGGCTTCAAGCAGATTTATTTAATTTTACACATGATTTTTATGGAATTATCGATCATATTGCACGAGATCAGTTTCCAGCAACGAATTTTGAAGGATTTATCCCTAGATTTGCATCTAAAAAATAGAAACTCAAGAGAAATTATTGAATGAAAGATTATTAAAAACAAAGGGCAGACATAAATACGTCTGTCTTTTGTGCATTTTATAAGGAGGACAGATTTATGAGAATTAAAGAATACAGAACAGAATTGGATAAGGATAAGAAGAATGTTTTGTGTGAGATAGGTTATTACGATGTTACAGAAGATATATTTGATAAGCCTGAAAAAATTGCTCGTTTTGCAATAAACCAGCTACATCTCGACCGACGTGCAGAAGAATATGTTTATGTCGTTGGGCTTACTACAAAAACACAAGCACTTGGTGTCTTTGAAATTTCACATGGAGCCGTTTCTGCATCCATATGCAATCCTAGAGAAATTTTTATCCGATTATTATTATGTGGAGCTAGTACTTTTGTAATGATACATAATCATCCGTCCGGAGATACGAATCCATCAAAAGCAGATCGTATGGTTGCACAAAAATTAAAAGAAGCGGGAGATTTACTGGGAATTACCATGATAGATAGTATTATTATTGGAGATCATTATCATCTTAGTATGAAAGAGAATTCAAACGCCAAATTACTGAATCGTATGAGTATTTAAAGAGAAAGAGAGAAAATAATGAGTAATTGGATAAGCCGTAAGGCACAATATTTCAAAAATAATGGAGATATTGATCGAAAAAAAGAATGTACGTGTTTTTTGTTAGATACGATCAACAGTAATCTTTATGAAGTTGTACACGCTGCCTTTTATTGCAATGTATATTATGCTGCAGTTGTGCAAACAAAAATATTCAATGGGCAGGAGTATAAAAAGATTCCAAAGAAAGATCAGAAAATCACAGCTATGATTATTGATACAAAAACCCAAAAGAAAGAATTTATTTATCTGAATCTTGAAAAAGAGTCTGATATGCCAATCCGCAGAGAATGTCCCAAAATTATTCTTAATCTGTTGTCTGATACGGATGATGAAAATTCGCAGGAATGGAGAAAACAGTGTCATAAAAGCTTACAGATTAAGAGAAAGTTATTAAAACTTGATGGACTGCCGGAAGGTACTAGAATTCAATTCCCTTCACTTCTTTCATTTTCAAACGGTGTAGAAAAAGGTGATTCCATTATTCTACTAAAAAGTAATCGTAAGTGGATATGGGAGAAGTATCAGTATCGATTTATGAAAAGTTACATTAATCCAGATTATACAATTTTACAGAAAGAGGAAATAAAATGAGGAAAACAGAAATTATATTTAAAAGAAATACTAACTTTATGTTGCATGGTTATGTTTGGAAACCTGAATGTAAACCGGTTGGAGTAATACAGGTAATCCATGGAATGACAGAATATATTGGCAGGTATGAAGAATTTGCAGCACATTTTACCGATTTAGGGTATGTTGTGTGTGGATTTGACTTAGAAAGTCATGGAAAATCTATCCCTATTCATCATAAGGACAGTGGATTATATATCCCTATTCATCATAAGGACAGTGGATTATATATTCATTGTTGGGATGATCTTATCGCGGATGTTGAGATGCTTAGAATCAAAATACGTCGTCAATATCCAGAGATTCCATACGTTATGTTGGGATTTTCACTTGGATCTTTTGTTTTACGATCACATCAATGCATATATCCCAAAACAGCGAATAAGCTGATTTACATTGGAACCGGGCAGCCTAAAATGAATGAGTTAAAATTTGCTCACTGGATTGTAAAAACATTATGTAAAAAGGATGATCAACCATCAAAATTAGTAAAAAAATTAGCTTTTGATAATTATAATCGGAAATTCAAACATTCTAAGAATGGCATTGATTGGTTATTAAAAGATGAAAAAGCTCAGGAAGATTATCTGTCAGATAAAAGAGTTGTTATGGATATGACACCAAGATTTTTCCTTCAATTCTTAAATGGCATGATGAAGATTCAGAGCAATGAACACTGGTTGTATTACAAGAATGATGTTTTATTCATTGCCGGAGAGGAAGATCCAGTATCCTGCGGTTTACCAGAAGTATTAAAGAGATACAGAAGAGCCGGGGCAAGAATAACAAAAAAAATTATAAGTGGATACCGACACGATGTTTTACATGATTCATGTAAAGAGAAGGTATTTCAGTGTATTGAAAAATTTTTATAGTTGTAAGAGAAAGGAGTAAGATTAGAAAAGGTAATATCATATGTAGATATTATCATTCTAATCAGTAATTATTATGAAAGAATTTATTGATAAATTTGCCGAAAAGGTAATGACAACAAAAGAAAGTTTTGATGTTAAAAGAGATAATGGAAAGGCAGTAACTTTTGTACAAAGACAATGTGGAGATGCAAGATACATTTACTGTTTTCTTGGAGCAAAATATTATCAGGTTGATGAAAAACCAGATTTTTGTGCAGTTGTGAAAGATGATCAAATCTACATTATTGAGGAACAGATATTCTTTAGAAATGATACTGTCAAAATGTGGCCAGATAATGTCATGCATATCGATGAATATGTAAATGAACTTAATCGTAAAATTGGTGAAGAATTCAAGAGATTTTATGATAATCTGCCAGTAAAAGATTTTGCTGAAAGTGCTGTTCAAAATATGATTAATGATATTCGCAGAGATTTTCTGCTGCCATCCAAAGTCAAACGAGAAAATATTCGTTATGACAGAAGACCTAGCTGTAATGTTAAGATCGACAAAGAAAAGGCAATTGAATATCTTTGTGGAGTTATTGATTATAAAAAATACACGGAAAAAGAATTTGAATCCGTGAGAAATACTTTAATGATCAGTAAGTCTAAAAGATGCAAAATGCAACAGCTTTTAGAACAAGGGAATATCGTAACAGAAGATGAATCTAAGTTAGCTTTAAAACTTCGTTCATTGAAAAGATCTGGACAAAAGATTGTAGAAGTACAATTTACTGATTCACAAGACCATCTTAGGGGATCAGCAAGAGTAAAGATCGAGGATTTATTATATGCATTAGTTGAAAGAGAAGCATTACTGCCTTCTTATTGCGACAGGCATGATTCTGGTACATGTGATTTCCTTGAACGATTAGAAAAATTTGGGCAGGAAAATAATGTCAAGTTGTATGATATTATGACATTTGATAACATTACAAAGATCAAGTCATTATTAGACGATGCGATATTATACAAAAAATAGCATAAGGGAAGTAGTTGAGTGAAAATTCGTTCAGCTGCTTCTTTTTTTTATGATAATTATATGATATAATACATATGTATTTTATTAGATTCCAAAATTCCAGAGGTGGAATAGGACTTTTTTTAGATACACAAAAAACAGAAAATTCACAACCATGATAGGTACAAATTAAAACAGACGTTAGGTCTGCTTTTTTTGTGCCTTTTTTTATTTTAAGAAAGGAGAAGATTAAAAAGATGTTTAAAACAAATTGTAAATGCCCAAGATGTGGAGGAATTCTTTATACACAGACAGAATATGGAGATTATTCTTATCAATGTCAAAATTGTGATGAAGATTTTTATGATTTTGAAGTAACTGATACTGAGGGATTAGAAGATACTCATAATGTTTTTGTGCCTGTAGAATGTATGGCAGCAGAATATCCGATAGAAGATCAATGCTATATAATTCCAATTCAAGAGTTCAGGGCATTAGAAAATGTTAAGTTAATCACAGAATAATAAAATATGAAAGGAGATAAATAAGAATGTCACAGACATTAAATGTATTAAGTATTGATTTTGATTATTTTCAAAATGTATCAAAAGATGTTCTTATGAATTGTTATCCAGCTGGACTTGATTTATCCACTGAGTTATCAATCTTTACATGGTCAGGATATTATAATAATCCAAAGTCAGAAAAAGAACTTCAAAAAGTAGAAATACTAGAAGATGAACTGAATCACTTAAAGAAACTTTTGTTATCTGATCGTATATCCGATGATGCCGATGTAATGATTACAAATAGTCATGTATTTATCTATGAGCTTATTCATAACTGTATGGAGAGAAATGACCATTATAAAGATATTCGCTGCATTAATATAGATCTACACCATGATTTCGTTAATGGTTCAGAGGATGTTGATTGTGGAAATTGGATTTCCCATTTATACAAAGATTATGGAGATCATTTCAAATTCGATTGGGTTGTCAATCCGATATCCAGAGAAATGTTTGGTCTTAAAGAAGAAATTTTCGATAAAACGCTATTAAAATCATTGGCTGACATTAAAATTAAAGATTTTGATGTCGTTTTTTTATGTCGTAGTGACAATTTTTTTGCACCACATCTGGATCCGTACTTTGATGAAATCGTTAGATTAATTGAAAGTCGGTTCCACGATATACGAATTGAGAAAAGTGTCAATGAAGTTCGGGATTATCGAAAATATGACAGTATGTATGAAAAATTACATAGATCACTTAAAAATTCATAAAAGAAAGGAAGCAGTAAGTATATGAGTCAGACAGAAATTACCAAATGCGAAAAGATGGACAGAGAAACATTTTACCAGTATATCCTAGATAATTTCACATTATCTGGTGAAGAACAAAGAATGGTTGATACAATTCTGCAATTTATTGAGAGTCATTATAGTGATTACGATAAGCAGCAGGAAGTTATAAGGGAACTCTTATGCGATATTGATTTAAACGAAGAAGAGTTGAAAAATGTTTATTTGTAAGAAAGAAAACAATATTCACAAAATAGAAGGAGAAAAAATTATGTTAATTAATAAAATTTGCCCAATGTGTGGGAAAAGTGCTTTTTTAAGAATCAATTCAGATCAGAAAAAAGAATTCAAAAGTTATGCTTGTTATGGTGGATTAATCCAAGAAAAACTAAAATCATTCAATGATTTTGAGAGAGAATTTGTAAAAACAGGTTATTGCCCGGAATGTCAGAATGGTCTTTTTATGAAAGAACTTTCCAGAGGCGAGAATCATTTCTTTACACAAAATGATATTCGGGATGATGTTGTTGAAAAATTTATCAATGATATCGCAGAAGTATATGTTGATGAAAATAGAGTTCTGGATTGCAGAAAAGCAATTTTATCACCGATTGCAGAAAAGCTTTCAGTTAATGAAAAATTATTGTATCTATACGAATTTGATCTGGAAAATGAATTTGAAGTAGATTTAGATACAGGAAAAGTAACAGAAATTAAATAAATGGAGAAAAATCATGAGTTATGTATTAACAAAAAAAGGAGAACAGAGAATCAGAGAGTTTATTAAGAAATGTGAAGAAAAACGTGAACTAATCTTAGAAAATGGGATTGACACTGCAAATGTGGAGATTGTGAATGAGGGAGATATTAATATTGATCTCTTTTTCAATAATTCTCCATCTAAAGGTGAAAATTTTCAGCATGCTTATCCTGTAACAGATCATTTTGCTCAAGATCTTGTTTTAGAATATGAAGTTGATTTCTTTGATTCAGAAAAAGAAGAGTATGCAAATTCAATTCTCAATGTTGTTGAGGAATTCCTTAATGAAAAAGAATGTGAGATTCCATGGCAGCAGAGTGATGGGGATTGCAAAGTAAAGAAGCAGGAGTTAATCGAAAGACTTCGCAAGTTTTTATAAAAGAAGAATGGTTGAAGAGAGGAAACAGAAATGTTCCCTCTCTTAATTTATAACTGTACAGTATACAGGAAGGAGCAATTTATGAATGAACATGAATTTGAATTAACCGAAGAAGGAAAAAGAGAAGTTCAATCTTTTATTACCGAATGTAAGACGAAAAGAAATGAAGTTTTAGATAATGCAGGAGATACCATTAAGCATACTACTATTCCAACACAGAAAGAGATTCTTAATGATCTCAATTCACAAGAAGATGTTGATGAATGTTGGGGTGTTACTGATAACTATGGGATGAAAATCTTTTTGGAGTATGGTATCCATTTTATTTGATAAAAATTTATAAACAAGTATATTTAGAAAGGGAAAAACTATGAGTAAAATAGAAGTAATTAATTTTGAGGAAAAAGTGAGAAAAATGAAAAGATCATCCAAAGTCAATGGTTTTTCAGGCATGATAAAAATGCTTCGACACAGTGTGGATGTATTTGAGTTTGTTGGGGAAGATGTAGAAGAACGTTTACAGAAGTATTCTAATCTGGTCGGAAAAGACAGTAAGGATTTCATGTTAAATCCGACGGATATGAAAGATTCTTGGAATTCTCTTTCATGCGGGAATCCAGCTATATTTAATTTTATGTCAAAAGAGGTCAACAAAGAAAAATATCATCTGCGAATCTGTTATAATCCGGTAGCAGAATCCGTAGCAACCTCTTTTTCAAAATTGTCCAACGGACTTCCTGTTGCCCAATATGACTCAGAAAATAATATCTGGATTTCACATACAGGTCCAGAAATTTCAGAGAAATTTGCAAAGATTCTGGATTCTGGCTCTCCAGAAGCAGATATTTTGGAATTCTTACTTGAATATCATAATCCTACAGAGAAGGATTATCAGAGAATCAAGCAGAAATATCAGAAATTGTTTTCTTTGTACAATAAGACAAATTGTTACATGGAACCAGTTTTCATTATTCCAAAATTTGCAAAAAAAGAGGACGATGTGATACTATATCTTGTTCCAAGAGATATGTTCCGTCACGGATTTTGTGTTGGAATGGAAAAGAATCAACTGGTATTAATGCAGGAATTGCATATGGATGAGCTTATGCTCAATGGATATTTTTATGATGTGAATGACAATTATCGAAAGATTGTTGGAAGAACAGATAATGTTAATACAATGCGAAACAGTCTGTATCGTCTGGCAAATCGCTATACAGATGATGATATTTTTACGATTCCTGTTTCTTTAAATCGATACGTTGAATCAAATAATGTAAAATCATTGGTAAAACGTGCTGCGAGAAAAGGTGCGGAACTAAACGATGTTGAGAAGAAAAATCTGAATAGCTTTTGTTCTTTTATTAAGAAAAATATTGATATTAGTTACTAATCTGTACATACTAGAGCAAGTACAAAAGCATTATAAATTCATGGATGAAGGCAGTGATTTTATGAAATAATATATTTTTAAGCACAATTTTATGTTGCTTTATTATAGAACTTATGCTATAATACCAATGTATTATTTTTATTAGATTTGCGAAGCTAAGAGGCGAAGTGTAACTTTTTTTTAAGAATCATATATTTAAATAGAACTTTCAACCAATGGGTATAAATTAGACAGACATTAAGTCTGTTTTTTTGTACCCATTTTTTTATTTAAAGGAGGATTTTGACTATGAAAAATTTCATGGAACAAAATTTAGAAACTGTTGATAAGCATAAAATGACAATTGACGAATTGTTATTTTTGCAAAATCTACAGGAGGATCTACAGAAAGCAGAAATTACTTGTAATGGTAATGATGCAATCGCTACTTACTATGTTCTTAAAGAACAGGTAAGAAAATACATAGATCCATTCTTTGGTAACATAGAACATCAGCCAAACGGCTTTGAATTTCGTATTCAGGGTTCAGATAACGACAGAATCATTGATAATTTCAATGAACTGTACGAATATCTGAAACAGGAAATTCAAAACAGCGAATATGCTGATAGCTGCAAAGGACTTTTCCTTAATACCAGTGATTGCCCATATTTGTGTAAAATTACAATGATTGATTCTTATGGTAATCATATAAATTTTGCCAAAATGTTATCATGGTATGAAATTATTGCTAAGGATAAGTTTGACTTTAAAGCATTCTATTGTGCTGATTATTTGTTGCATAAGGAGATCTTTTTAACAGAAAAAGATGCTCAGGATTATGTATCAACAAATCTTCGTTCCAAGAAAAACTTCATGCAAATTGATAAGGTTCAGAGACCTATCAGTAGCAGAATGGTAAAATTATTTAATATTTTATCATCTGTTGATTTTGCAGCATTAGCATCTTTACATTAATATGTATTGATGTTTAGAAGAATGATCTGATATTTGTAACAAATTACAAGTATCTCATTTCCTTTAAAATAACGGTGAAGTTTCTAGAGCTTCACCGTTATTTTTTTTGCAAAAATTTATAGTAAAAATAAAATTATTATAATACTAGGAGCAAGGAGAAAATTATGTTATAATAAAAATGTATTTTTATTAGACTCCAAAATTCCAGAGGTGGAATAGGACTTTTTTTAGATATACAAAAACAGAAAATTAACAACCAACATAGGCACAAATTAAAACAGACGTTATGTCTGCTTTTTTTGTGCCTTTTTTATTTAAGGAAGGAGAAAAATTATCAAAAAAGAAATGAAACAGTAGTAGTGGGCGGAGAAATCGATATCCCCTACGGATATGAGGTCAAATACAGTCGGTATTTCCGACATGTCGGACTCCGTAAAATTACCGACCGTGGATTGAAATAATTATATCTGAAACAAAAAGAACATTATAACGCATATATACAGACGATTTTATCGTCTGTTTTTTTATGCCCATTTTGCAGAAGGGAGAATTTATATCATGCAAAACAAAAACACAAAAGAAACAAAGAAAATCGATTTACATCCAAAAAAGTGTAATATCTGCGGAGGATTGGTTATCTACACAAACAACAACCTTATTTACGGGAAATCGTATGGAAGCGGGAAATGTTATTTGTGTACGCAGTGTGGAAGTTACGTTGGAACACATGAGCCAAGACCAACTGAAGCACTAGGATTGTTAGCAGACAGTCAGATGAGAACATTAAAAAAGAAATGCCATAGTATTTTCGACGAATTTTGGAATTGTGGTTCCAATGGAAAACAAAGAAGATATCTGAGAAATATGGCATATAAGAGACTAGCTACAATGATGAGGATTCCATTGGAAGAATGTCATTTTGGATACTTTGATTTGTTACAGTTAAAAAAAGCTTATAACTGCTGCCAGGTATTAAAGAAAAGATCAGAGACTTATACATGGGAACATACAGATGTCACAAAAAAGTGGCTAGAAGCAAAAGCTGCCGGAGACAAAGAAATTCACGATCATATTGGTAGTGTAAGAATTGGAACTCTTTGCTTTGATCTGATCGAAAGAAAAGGAAAAAGAGATAAAAATTATCTCTATGCAGATCTTTATGTTGGCGGAATTGATACAGGATATGGTTATGGAAAAGACGATTATCCATATACCTATGTTGATTGGATTTCCAGACAGTGGCCTGTTGATAAATTGCCGAAAGATTACAGATCATTCAAAAAGGAAATTGAGGAAAAATTAACCATGTTAATTAAACATGCAAGATCAATTACATTAAAACGAAAACAGTATTCTTTACAGGAAAAAATTTTAGATGATGTGAAGATATGGTAGTTAATAATATTACAAAAGGAGAAAATTAAAATGGTAAATTTGATGCTAAATTTATTTGTTAATCATATTGTTGAAAATTATCCGGCAATTGATTATATTGCAATCAAAACAAAGAAAGGAGAAGAAATTTCTCTTAACTGGGAAGAAAGCGAATATTCTTGGAATGATGATCAATCAGGCTCAGGAAGATCATTAAAAAAACAAATGCCGAAAGATATTCATGCAGAGTTAAGGAATGTCTATTTTGATGCAGAGGAAGAAGGACATACAATTTCTGATTCTGTAAAGAGAGAGTCCTTAAAAGGTGCAGAAATTGAAGAAATTCAAATATTTATTGAAAATTTTTCTGGCAGAAAAGAAGATGTGGGATTTTGGTTACAACAGATGGTATTTCATTTTTCAGATACAGATGAATATTATCATTTACCAATCACTCATGATTACAAACTGATTTTAGAATAATATTAAAAGGAGATTAAATAATGAAGAAAGAAAAAAGACAAAAAATGTGCTTAGAGATCATTGATCAATTTGAGCAGCTTTTGGAAGAAAAGGATATTTCTATTCCATGTGAGGATTCCGCAGAAGAAAAAGAAAGACATGACGGCGGTAATAATGCAAGAATTTACGGTGCTGAATACTGGCGTTTAGAAGATGGAATTCATAAGATTTTGGAACAGGAAGATTCTGATAACACAAAATAAGAAAGAAGGGTATTTATGAATATCAAAAACAGTAATATTTTACGTTCCTGGAATATGGAACGGATCGAATATCAGAGAAGATATTCTAAATTACATAAGGATAGTGTCAAAAATCCAGAGGATCGATATATTTTAGGGCAGATTCATGAACTGAAATATATCTTAGTTTCATTTTTTGGACTTACAGAAGATGAATTAGAAGAAATACAGAAGGATGGATTTGCTGTTAGAGATATTGAGCATCCAGACAAACTAATATAAGTCGATATTTCATCATTAGTTAAGTTTAATGGACATAAGGAGAAGAGTGCATGGTATGATCACACATATCATGCATTTAAAAATTATTATGATTAAATATTATAGAAACAATTTTATTAAATCAAACAGAGAAAGGAGTAATACCTTATCCTAGTGAAACTAGGTTGGGCGATGGAGAAAAGAGATATTCGCCCGGAAAATTGAAGATCGTGGCTATAAGTTTGAATTAGACTATAATTCATTCGCATAATAGCAATCCATATGTTGCCATTCACCGGATTCGGTTAGTGGCTGGTATGAATCTTATATACAAAGAATATATTAAATTTTTAAGAGACGTAACAGGGAAAGAATTAGCAGACATAAAAGAAGGTTATTTTTGGCTTGATAAACAGATTATTAAGGGATTCGATAAGTATGGGAATATCCATAAATTTTACAGAGTCGTTATTTCTAATGATCTGTCAACCGTTGAGCTGAGAAAACTGAAAGATTATGACAATGTAGAAGATGTGGATTTGGCAAGCTGGCAGGATTTAATTGAAATGAAGAAAGAGCATTTGAAACAAATTGAGTCAGAAGCAATAATTCTTATCAAAGAAAAAATGAAGGAATATCAAGAATATACATCAATCATTCCCGTATCAATGGGAAAAGATTCGATGTTGACATGTTATCTGGTTAGAAGTCTGTATCCAGATACTAAAGCAGTATTTAACAATACGACTCTTGATTGTAAGGATACATATCGTATGGCGAAAAGATTTTCTAACTGTGAAATCATGAATCCAAGAAAAGGATTCTATGAATATGTGGAATCTCATCATATGATACCAAACAGAAGATCTCGTTTTTGCTGCCGAATATTTAAAACTGGTGTTATGGTATCGAAACTCAATCATAATCATCCATATCTGCTATGGATGGGTATGAGAAATGACGAATCATTAACACGTAAAGCATATGAAGATGTTTGGGTTAATAAAGCAGAATGGGGAAATGATACATGTTGGAAAGGAATACTTCCTATTAGAAAATGGACAGAACTGGATGTATGGTTATATACAGTCTGGAAAAAGATTCCCGTAAATCTTAAATATAAAAAAGGATATTCCAGAGTAGGATGCCATTGTGCTTGTCCTTATTATTCTAAATCCACATGGACTCTGGATAAATACTGGTATCCAAATGGATATCAGCGATGGAGAGAAATTCTAAAAAAAGATTTTATTGAGAATAAGAAATGGCTTGTTATGAATTGTACATTAGATGAATATCTTACACAAGCTTGGAACGGCGGTACATTTAGAAACGTACCTACAGAACAGGTGATTGATGAATTTGCAATGTACACAGGAATTCATAAAGAAGTAGCTGTACAGTATTTTAACAAGACATGCTGCAGGTGTGGAAAAACAAGGATAAAGCAAAGAGATGTATTAAGCATGAATTTAAAATTGCATGGAAGAAATGTAAATAAATTTTATTGTAAAAAGTGCTTAATGGAGCAATATCATTGGACCTCTGAAAACTGGAATCAACAGGTAAATGCATTTAAAAAACAAGGATGTGATTTATTCTAAAAGCAGATAAAAAGTATTCACAATAATAGATCCTTATGCTATAATATATTTGTAGTTTTTATTAGATTCCTAAGCACCATGGGTGTAGTAGGACTTTTTTTATAGATGTATTAATAAAATAGAATATTAACCAATATTGGCACAAATTAAAACAGGCAGTAAGTCTGTATTTTTTTGTGCCTTTTTATTTTACTAGAAGGGAGAAATGCTTATGGAAATGAGTGTATATTCGCATAAAGCAAATGATCGCTTTAGAAGAGATAAAATTTCGATTTTGGAACAGCTTGGGATTTGCATAAGCAAAGAAAAAGAAGCTGAAATTTATAATAAGGTTTCCGAAGAAGAAATTGATGCGTATGCGAGAATGTTATTAAAAGAAAATTTATAAATATTGATTGAGATTTATGAGAAAGAGGTGTTATTAATTAATCAATCAAAGAAAGGAGGCTTATTATGAAGAATAAGCACACTATGTTACCAAAAAAGGTAAAGGAGGTTATCGTTATGTTAGGAATAACAATAACGTATTTAGCAATATGTTTTGTTCTTGACATATTGCATAAACCATATGTGTTTCAACACTATGGTGTTAATCCTTTAACCGTTGCATATTACACATTTTGTGTAATTTTGCAGGTTGTTGCATTGATTGGGTTTTTAACAGATGTTAAAGACTCATTTGATTGCAATAACAGGTAATATGTTTCGTAATCTATTTCAGTTTTATACTGAAATGGATTACGTTTTATCCTATTTTTTGAGAAGATTAACGGAAAAAAGAAGTTTATTGATTGAGATTTATGAGAAAGGGGTGTTATTAATCAATCAAAGAAAGGAGGCTTATCATGAAGAATAAGCACATTATGTTACCAAAAAAGGTAAAGGTGATGATCAAATTGCTACTATTTGTAGCGTTTGGTTTGTTAGTGAATTACGGTATGTATTCACTACGAACTCAATTCCTGTCATGGGAATATGATATCTTTCCTTTCCTACGTATAGTAGATACCGGTTTATGGTATTTTACTGTAGTGGGAGCTTTTATTATATTTCTAGTTGGAACTAGAGATATCATAAAAGCTAAGTAACATATTTCAATTATAGCCTGTCTTGGTCAAAACCAGGATGGGCTATAATATTATTTTTACATTTATTAAATTGTATTTACCAGGAAGGAAGAAAAATAAAATGAATGAAGATTTATTAGTAATCAAAAAAAATGAAGTGCCAGCAATTCAGTTTAATAAAGAAGAGCTGATCGAACGTGTTGATGAGATCTTGGAACAACACAAAGGAATCATTTATACCATAGAGGATATCCCAGAGGCTAAAAAAGTTGTGGCTGATCTAAGAAAACAGAAAAAATATCTGAATTCTGAAAGAATCAGTGCATGTAAACCGTATGAAGCAATTGTAAAACAAACAAAAACAGATATGGATGATGTGTTGGCCAGATATGATACTGTAATTCAAGAGATTGATACACAGATCAAAGAATCTGAAAACGTCTGGAAAAAAGAAAGAGAAGATTATATCAGAGAAACATATGAAGATGTTTTCCTTCATGAGATACCTGAAAAATATCTTGTATGTCCGATTATTAAGAATCTAAAGATTGATTCTAAATGGATGCTAAAAAGTACATCCAAGAAAAAGATTAAGGATCAAATGATCGAAAAAAGAGATAAAATTTTATCAGATATTAATACATTAAAATGTGTTGCAGAAGAAGAATTTTTATCCGATGTTGAGCAGGAATATTTTAAAGAACTTGATCTCAACAAGGCAATCAAAAAAAATCAGAGTCTTAGAGAAGCAAAGCAGAAAGTTTTAGAAGCAGAAAAAAAGAGAAAAGAAGAGGAATTAAGACGAAAAGAACAGGAAATGAAAGAGCAGCAGGAAACACAAGCTGTAGAGCCATTTGAGTTCGATTTCGATCCTATTCCAGTTCCAGAACCAATTTCAAGAAAAGTCAGTAGCAGTTCTACACCAATTCAAAAGAACAGAAAATCATCCATTAACAATTCATCCGTTCAGAATTATCCGTATCCGTTGAATCGTGAAATCCACAAACCTGTCATGAAAACATTAAATATTAAGATCAGGGGAGAAGAATCAGTTATCAGAGATATCATGAAATATATCTATGATAAAAAAGATATTGAGATTTTACAATAACGGCTTTGATTGGGATGGATATAACAATATTAGAAAGAGAAGGAGTTTAGTATATGACAATTTATGATTATAGCGATTTACTCAAAATGATAGCGAATATCAATACAGATAAAATTATCGCAAAAAATGAAAGAACAATGAACAATAAAAACAGATTAGCCAAAATGGAAAACAAATTATTAACATGTGGAATTCTAAATGATTGGTATGATTTAAAGAAAAGCTGCAAAAGACTTAATGTAAGACTTGCACCGTATGGTAATTGGGACGAAGAAACTCAAGGTCCGCTTATGAAAGATCAAAATGGAAAGTATTTTATGAATAATGGAACTTTTTCTATATGTATGAGTTCAGGTTCCCACTGGAGTGATCATTTTGGATTTTCATATTATGATAAAGAATTCGAATGGAATATCTGGCATTCAACAGATTATGTTCTGTTCAGTAAGTTTTCAAATGAAGATTCAGAAATTGAGACAAAAATAAAATTAATTCAATTATTTTTATCCCATTATGAAGAATACAGATCTGTGCAGTTAGATAGAATCAACAAAAAAATGTCTAAAATTTCAAAAGAAACAAAAGAAATTAAAGATGAACAGGCAGCAATGTCAGATTTTTAATCAGAGGTGAAGAACATGATTAATGTAGAAATTTTAAAGAAAGAATTATTAAAGCAGGATTCCGTAGAGTCCTGCTTTAATGATGAATACAGGGAAATGATGGCATGTATCGCAGGAGCTGTTGACTGTTCGATTGAAAAAATCGAACGATTTTTAACAGATTATGGGCGGTTAACTAGAATTAATCAAATGACTTATGTTTCAAGAGAACATGAGACAAAAGAAGAATTTTACAAAATGCCACATAAGAAAAGAAAGGGAAGATTATTATGATACAAATTATATTTGATGAAGAAAAAGACCGAAGAGAAGGTTATATTGACTGCTGCCATATTATCATAGATGATCATGGAATCAAACAGCAGAAGGTAATTCGTACAGAAACCTTATATGAATTATTAGAAAAAACAAAAGAACATAAAAAGAAAGAACTTTTTCTTGGAAGAGTGCCACGAGGATATCTTGCAACAAAACAGAGAATTGAGGATTTTCCCAAAATCCAAAGTAAAACTGCCATTTTCTTAGAAGAAGATGTCCGGAGAATCATATATGAAAACAGCGTTTATGAGATTCCGATTCCTAATCTTATGATGATCCATTCAGTAACAACAAACGGATGTGTATCAACAGATTTGTTTTGTCTGGAAAAAGATATGGACAAAAAAACGGCAGCAAAATTACTGGAGGAAGATCGTATGCCAAACTTATATCAATGGCCATTTGCAAATGTCAGTGGTGCAGGAGGAGTTTGTTATGGATCAAACAATATCCGAAAGATTGAAAGATTAAGTGATCTGGACATTCTTCCGATTCTGTTTTTTGATAGCCCAATGAATTCTGATTATTATACCCCACATAGAACAACACTTGGAAAGGCAACGATAAGAGAATTATTAGATACCTTAAATGGGAAAAAAGAATTTCCCTATGAGATATTACAGGAATATAACCCACTTACTTACAAAAGAAGTATATTTTAGAAAGGAAATTAATTACGATGAAAAATGATGTAAACGGACAGATGGATCTTTTAGACCTTCTTGGAATTGAAAAAGAAGTAGAACAGAAACCAGAGAAAGAAACAGAAACAAAGAATACCAAAGAAACAAAAAAAACTGAAAATGTTTCAAATACTTCTAAAGTATCCGAAAAGAAAACAGAAACAAAAAAATATAAATGCCCTATCGTAGTTTATGGTGGTCCTTACAGTTATACAATCAACGAGGAAAACAAGGAGATGTCATCAACAGAGGTTAAAAAACATGTAATTAAGACATTTCCAGAACTAAAAGGGATTGTTACTGTCAAAATGCAAGAAGATAATAGCTGCATTTTGCAGGTAGAATACAAAGAAACAAAGTTACCCGAGATCAAAGATCAGGGAATCTTTACTGTTAAACTTGGAAAAGAGTATGTGATCAGTAATGAAGGAGTGGAAGAAGCTGTCATAGCATGGAATAAGAAATTTCCTCAGTATGTCGGATGTAATTACCATTACGTTAATAATAATGATCATGTTTTGATTCCATTTTACAAATCTGATTCCAAACAGGTGCTGCGTGCTTATAAGCTACCAGTTCTGATCGGATTTCCTGAAATGATGGAACAGATAAAACCAGATAAAGATCAGGAAGATCAGACAATCAGCGGTGCTGAGATCATGGAACGATACAGCAAGACTCATCCGGAATTTAAAGATTGTACATTCAAGTACATTGAACATACAAACACGATTATTCCTTTAAAGGAGAAAGCTGTTTATGTTCCTGATATCTGCATGATTCAGTTGCCGATCACAGTGGCAACAGGTGGATACCACATTCAGTTTTCAGCAGATGATTTTCACGGAAAATATATTGTAACAATGGAAGAAATCCGAAAAGCATTGGAAGCTACATATCCAGAATACAGTAAAGAACGCACGAGCATGACTTATGATAAACGTCATTTTATTATAGCAATGTTAAAAAGCAGTACAAAAGGTGCAACAATTGTATCAAGTCGGGAAGGTTTTCACAGAGAAGTTAACGAAAATGGAGTTACAGAATACCGGCCATATGGGAAATTTGTTCTTACAGGAAAAAATCAGCTGGATTTTTCTTTAAATTCTGATCAGTTAAAGATCCCAAAAAAACTTTTATCTGATATTATTGATAGATTCCGCATGGATATTCACAGAGAATGTGCTTTGCAGTTATTTATGACAAAAGATGAAAAAGGATATTGGTTATACGAGCCAAGACAGACAGCAACATCTTGCGATGTAACTTTTGAACGAAACAACGTTATGGAAGATGAATATGTTCTTGTTATGGACATTCACAGTCACGGGAAATTACCAACTTTCTTTTCAGCCACGGATAATCGTGACGAAAAAGGAATTCGTCTTTACATGGTCATTGGTAACTTTTCAGAAGAAAATCCACGTTCTTATAATATCATGCTTCGAGCTGGTATGAATGGAGTTTTTCAGGAGCTTTCTGTAGAAGATATTTTTGTATAACTGACAATTTACATATTTAAGAAAGGAGAAACTGTCCGGTCATTGATCGGACAGTTATTTTATATTATGAGAGAAGAAACAAAACAGAAAATTTTTATTATTGGATGCGGTGGTACAGGTTCCAACTACATTAAAGAATTAGCGAGATATTTAGCTACAAACAGAAATTATATGATAAATGCAGATGTGATTTTAATTGATGGAGATACGGTAGAAGAGAAAAATCTTGAACGACAGTCTTTTACTCCGGAAGACCTACTGATGAACAAAGCGGAAGCAATGGCATTAGCAGTCAGCGATATGTATAATCTAACATTTTCTTATGTGCCAGAATATATAGCATCTAAGGAACATATGTTACGTATTATGAGAAATACCTATGAAAGAGAATCTTATGAGGAGGAAGAAACTTTCGTTCCAATCATCATCGGTTGCGTCGATAATCATAATTGCAGAAAAATTTTACATGAAATTTTTGAAGAATATACGGACATCATTTATATTGATGCTGCGAATGAATTTAGTACTGGAGAAGTTGTTGTCGGGATTAAAAATAATCAGGCAGTTATTGCACCGGATCGTGCTTTTTATTTTCCGGAAGTTTTAGAGGACAGTAAAAGTGTATTAGAAATGTCATGTACAGAATTGAATAATGTCAAACCACAGCATTTAGTCACAAATCTGTTCGCTGCAAATATCTGTTTAATACAGACGATTAAAATTTTAAGCGGAGATTGGACCTGTGGAGGAATTTATTCATTTGATGCATTTGGGTGTTCCTGTACAAGAACTGATCCAAATCTAATCAAACAACAACAGAAAGGAAAATTAAAATGAGATTTTTTAACGAATTGGTAAATTATGACTTAAAAAGTAATATTACCTTAAAAACAAGATTATATCAGAAATACATTTTAGAGATTGAATCTTATTTAGGAATTTCACAATATCATCAAAATTTATTTTACAATTCGAATGAAGAAGATACTTTTTATAATGATATGCAAAGGTATATCGTATACCAGGATCTTCTTTTATTAAATGATATTTTAGATAAAAATCAGATGGAACATGTTTTTTTTGCAGTTTATGATGATGACGATAATAATGGTGAATTTGAATCTTTAAAACGCAAATTTTATCAGCAATTAAAAGGAAAATTTCCAGAATTTCAAAAAGAACAAACATTTGATATGAAAATCATAAAAGGTCCTTCTATAGAAGAACTGATTTCTAAGGCTTATATTGGTTTAGGAAGTGCTTCTTTTATAAGAGTAGATGAAGGAAGTTTTTTTCCATCCATGTTTCTATTGATCCGTGAAAATGATGATATCTTATATAAACTTCGTTTTTTACAAAAGATTCAATACCCATTGGATCAAAAAAGAGTTTATCGTATGCTAGATGGAAAGTTTTTCATGGATGTTTTTGGAAGATCTGATCTTCGCATCAATGATGCAGTGTATCATTTCTGTGTACTTTCCATTGATTCCAGAGCAAATCTTTGGAAGTGGATCACACTGACAAAAGAACATGAATATATTGATCAATGCTATATGGATGCATTGTCTGGAAATGGTTTTAGGAGGTAAAAATCGTGAATAATCAGATTTATGAAATGGTTGATTTATATTTTGGAGAGAAGTTTGTATTATACAATGATGCATCTTTCCTTTTAGATGATCATCAGTTCAATTTTTTTGCATTATTTATTCGATACATTGAAGCACTTGGGAAAAGTTTAGGTTTAAATGTAGATCAGGCTCAGAGATTGTTGCAACGTATCAACCAGAAAAATATGCAATATACGAATGATGATCTGGATTTTACAATAGAAGTGTCTGATGTTTATACTGAATTTTCAGATCAGCTTGAGATTCAGTATCTTTCGTTGTTAGATATACAAAGGTATTCTGTTGATATTTCAGGATTCTATCGGGAAGATAATGAAATCAATGAAACTGAACCACCAGAAACGATTGAAGAATTATTTGATCGATTATATGATTTTCCAAAGGATGATAAACAAATAATCCTTAATGCGATTCATCAGGATGAAAATGGTAGATCGTACCAATCTCTTTTGGATAATGCGATGCAAGATGCATATGAGTCAGACTCGTATTTATCATTGCATATCTATATTGATCCAAACTATACAAAATATAGAAAAAGATATGAAAAATGGTTCAAAAATGACTATGTGTATCAAACACTTGATCAATCTGCACCAGAATATGTCCGTAATTTATGGATGACTTCTGCGGTTTTAAAAAATGGAGCGAGATGCGATATCTTTTTGGATGGATATATGGTGGAAAATTTTGAAAAATATATATCAACGATTAATCATCAATACTTTATTGATCAGATAAAAATAAGAAAGAAGTTAAATTTATTGTAAAATGACAGGCTATTCCTTTATGGATGGCCTGTCATTTTTTTGCATTAATTTACTGATAAATAGTGACATGTTATTTTTAAAATGATATAATATATCTTGTCAAATTAGATATAAAAATATACAGATGGCAATACATTTCTAAAAAAAGAAGTGTGATGCCATTTTTTTATGCACTTGAACCATTTGGTTCAGGTGCTTTTTTATACCTATTTGACAGGTAACCATTAAATCATTTTAAGAAAGGAGCAGCAGGATTCTACAATGAATTCTGCTAAAATTAGTTATGAGCATATTAACGATTAACAAAGATGGGACACCAAGTTACAATGAAGTCAATTATGTGCTTCATGAGCTGGAAGATTCCAGAATCAAACGTCACATTCTGTCTGGAATAATCACAGACATGGAAGTATCCGATATTGGAGCAAAAAATACCAATTGTCGTGTTCGTTATAAAAACCAGTCTGTGTTAATCCCAATCTCTGAAATGGGAATTGAGCTGTCAAATAACGATAACGGAGACGAATGGGTGAGAAAAACGCAGATTCTTAGTAAGATGCTTGGAGCAGTTGTTGATTTTATCGTAAGAGGGATTGATCGAGATGATCCAGATGATATCCATATTGTTGCTTCCAGAGCAGATGCATTACGAAAAAAACGATTTGAGTATTTTACGTCAAATGAGCCAATTTTTGACATAGAGAAATATGACAAAGCAGAGGCAAGAGTTATTGCCGTTTCGCAGCAATCTGCACGTTTAGAAATTTGCGGGGTAGAACTTACATTGCCAATGAATGAGTTATTCTGGAGCTGGGTGGCTGATGTAAGAGAACATTTAAGCCCTGGTGATATTATCCCAGTTAAAATTCTTGATGAAAGTGTTGATGAAGAAGGAAACATCAAGTTAAGAGTCAGTGGAAAAGAAGCAGTAAAAAATACAGCTGCACTTACATTAAAGAAGATTCATCCCGGTAATAAATGTGTGGGAGTTGTTACACATATCGAAGAAAATCAGCCAGTGTTTATCCGTTTGGAAAATGGAGCAAACGCCATTGCACACAATTCAAGAGTAAATACAGTTGCATATCCTGGGGATATTGTTACACTTGCAATTAATGACATTAATGAAGAAAAGCAAACAGCTGTCGGTGTTATCACAAATGTCATTAAACAGAATAAGGAATTCTAAACAAGGCAGGAAAGGAGAAGGCAGATCTAATTTAATAAGATCTGCCGACTTTGTTTATGGGAAAAGTAAAAAAATTTTTCAGTGATATAAATAAATCAAAGTTTAAATCTTTGTATGTCAAAAATTTTCTGTTTGCAGTTTCCATTTTAATTGTTGTATTATTTGCAGCAATTACATTCAATGATATATGGTTAAATATCATTGGGATCTTTGTTTTATTCGGGTTCAGCTATCTTACATTTAATGTACGAGCTATAGAGCAGAATAAGCTATATGAAGAAGTAACAGGAGTTATCACAGGGTACAAAGAAAAAGCAAAGGCAGATGTACTCACACCAAGATTGATATCCGAAGAATGCAGTTTCATTGTAGAGACAGATAATGAAAAAACATACGAGATTTTATTGCCACGATTAGAATTAAAGACAAGAGGAATTCTTCTTCAAGAGGGTGGTCCAAAATACTGGATTGGGAAACAGATCACATTCTACTATAGAGATGATCCTTCTAAACCATTTCATTATGATATTAACGAAAGAAAGGCGGGATCTAAAGATGGGAAAGAAAATCCTGAAATTTAGTTTAGACATTATCATTATTGCATGTCTGGTGGCAGCTGGATACTTTGGATTAAAAATTTTTGAACGATTTCAGGAAGATCAACAGTTAAATAGTTCGTATGAATCTATTAGAAAGGATACAAAAACAGGAAAACATATTAACTGGAACAAACTGAAAAAGATAAATTCCGATATTGTTGCTTGGATTTATGTAAAAGGAACAAACATTGATTATCCAGTGGTTCAAGGGAAAACGAATCAATCTTATCTTCATACAAACTTTAAAAAGCAATACACATATGGTGGATGCATCTTCCTTGACAGCAAAGATAATAAACAATTCGCCTTAAATGACAATAATGTGTTTTATGGACACCATATGAGAAATGGAAGTATGTTTGCGGATCTGGTTAAGTTCCGAGAAGAGAAGTTTGCAAGGAAGCATACGATTGAATTATATACACCAGATAAAACATATCATCTGAAAGCATTCTCTGCCTATGCTAAAACGGCAGACACGTCAATTCCAATTACATTTAAAAATCAAGAGGAAAAAAATGCTTATATAACTAAGCTTAAGAATAGAAATGGTGTATCATCAATCATAAAAAATATTCCGAAGAAAGATGAACCGATTTATACATTTGCGACATGTAGTTACGAAGGACATAACTACCGAACCTATGTCCATGCAGTCGAAAAATAAGTTGTTCTGTATGCTTGCTGATATTAGAAATTTATGTTATTATTATATTGTATTTTTATTAGATTCCTCATCCTTAACAGGATAAATAGGACTTTTTTTAGAAATATAAAAATTTAATAGAACATTTCATTGCGAAAGGCATAAAAATATACAGACATATTAATGTCTGTTTTTTTTGTGCCTTTTTTACTATCCAGAAAGGAGGAAATAATATTATGGATGGACACAAACCAATTCCAATCCATGATCTACGAAAAGCAAATGCCTTAGAAAATAAGGATCAGTGGCTAAAGTGGAGAAAAGAAGGAATTGGAGGCAGCGATAGTGCAGCAGCAAGAGGAAAGGGCAAATTTAAATCGACATTGGAGTTATTTTGGGAAAAAACGTCCAGCTTTCAAAGGGAGCCAAAAAATTGGGAAACATTATTATGTGGTCAATTATTGGAACCTTATGCACGGAGAATGTTTTCTTTCAAAACAGGCTTAAGAGTTATCGAATTACCATACATGTATCAGCATCCGGACCACCCATTTATGCTGGCTGATCTTGATGGATTAGTCATGATGCCGGATGGCAGCATGGCTATTTTAGAATGTAAGGTAATTAATGCTTTTACTAAAAAGTATTATGGAACGAAAGAAAATCCTAAACTACCATACCAATATGAAGCCCAAGTCAGGCATTATATGTGTGTTATGGATATCGATGTTGCATATGTGATCGCCATCTACGGTAACACGCGGAACGATGTCATTATTCGAAAGGTTACAAGAGATATAAAATATGAAAAGATCATGATCGAAGAACTGGAAGAATTTTGGCAGCATGTTCAAAACAACGAAGAACCGGGTATGTTTGAGGATAAAGATCCAAACCTGCTTATTAAAGCATTAGAGGAAAAGAAATATGTAGATGGAACGATTGAATTACCTTATGATCCATTTAAAAGTCTGTTAGAACAATATGACATGCTAATGGAGGAAAAAGAGGTAAAAAAACAAGAACTGAGCAAAATAGATCAGTCTTTAGATCGGATTAAAGCATATTTCATTAATTCCTTAAAGGGAGCAGATGATACCCGTTATGATCGAGGAGTTATTGTTCATGATGATGAAAAAATCATATTGAATTATGAACAAAAAGAACCCAAGGTTACATTTAATGTAGAATCTTCGCAAAGATTGGCAGAAATGTATCCGGATATTTATCAAAAATTTTGCACTGTACAAAAACAGTCTCCAAGATTTTCTCTGAAAAAGGAAAATTTAAAGAAAGGAGAACGTTACAATCATAAGTATATTTAGATGTAACGAAAAAATTATGCAAGAAGTACATTGTAGTTTTTACAAGAAAATCAATGAATTAGATGATGGTACATATTCCATCGCAAGATATCATGCGATATCTGAGGTACCAAAATTGGCACTTTGGAAACAGGATATATTCACGGTTTTAGGAAGAGATCTTCCAAGACAAAAGAACCGAGAGATTATTTTTTATGGAGAATGGAAAGAAAATATCTATAAAAAAAGAAAATCCATGCAGTTTCATGCGGAAAGATTTAAAGTCTTGCTTCCAGAAACCAAAGAAGCCATTCAGGAAGTTTTGGCAGATGAAGTTCCTGGAATCGGGAAAAAGACAGCAAAAGCTATTGTGGATGCCTTTGGAACGGATACTTTTCACGTTTTAAAAGAACCTCCTAAACATGAAACGATTCCAAGAATAAAACTTATGGCTGTGCGAAACTTTATCAAAGCTGAGGAAAGAAAAGAAAGATTATGTTATTTGATGGGTACTTATGACCTAAAAAAAGGTCAGGCCAGAAAAGTTCTTAAAGCATTCGGAGAAGATGCTACAGAAATGCTAGATGCAAATATTTATAATCTATACAAAGCTGGAATTTCATTAGCAGATATAGAAATGAATCACGAGCCATCCGAAGAAGAGAAAAATGATACGATCAGAATCCGGTGCGGGATTTATTCCGCGATTACAAGATTATGTAAAAATAAAGGACATACTTTTATTTATGAAAATGATCTGATTAATGAAACTTATTATGTAATGCATAAAAGTGTCCCAAAAGCAACAATCATGTTTGCATTGGATTATTTTAAAAGTCAGTTGGTCGATGAATCTATCGTTTATGAAGATGGAAAATTCTTTTTACAAGAATATTATGATGCAGAAATGCTACTTAATAAGATGATTCGAGAAAGATTAGGAGAAAAAATCTTATCTGAGGATGAAAGAGCCAAGATGATTGAAGAGATCAATGATCTGGCAAGAGAAGAAAAAATCCTGTTAGCTTCGCAGCAGCAAGAAGCAGTTATCAAATCTCAGATTTATAACTTATCTATTCTAACCGGAGGACCAGGAACAGGAAAAACATTAACCATAGACATTATGATCAAGTGTTTTCTTAAACGTGGGAAATCGGTACTGTTAATGGCACCAACAGGATGTGCTACAAAACGAATGATCTCTGCGACACACTATGAAAATGGTGGTACGATTCATAGCAAACTAGGATATTTCTTAGACGATGAATTTGTTGCAAATCGTATGGTCAATGAAGATGTTGTTATTGTAGATGAATCTTCGATGATCGGATGCAAGTTATTTAGAGATATCTTCACGCAGGTAAGACCTGATGCGACTTTGATTTTCGTAGGAGATAAAGATCAGCTGCAATCCATTGAACCTGGACAGGTGTTTACGGATATGATCGATAGCAAAGTAATCCCTACAACAATTCTGGATCATATTTTCCGACAAGGTCAGAATTCTATGATTCCAATCAATGCAAAACTGATCAATGAAGGAAACCCAAAGATGATATGGAATGAGAGAGATTTTCAGCTAATTCGTATCGAAGGAAATGATAAAATGATTGAAGAAGAAATCTCTAAAAAAATACCTCAAATTTATGAGATGAATTATGAGAATCGAGAATATTCTGACGTACAGCTCTTATCACCACTGCGTAAAAAATTTAGCAGGAGTGGAAAAGTAGCCCTAACATCAACGGAATATTTAAATCCAGTCATCCGAGACTTGATCAATCCTTATGCAACACCAGATTCTAAAGAATATGTTGAAACATATGGAAAAAGGTTTTATATGGGAGACAAAGTATTAGAAACTTCAAACAGCAATATAAATGGAATCGTGAATGGCGATATTGGAAAAATCATTAAGATTGATCCCAAAGATTTTACTATTACGATTCAATTTGATGAAAAGACAGTTAAGTATAAAAAAGAAAATTTTGCGACACTGACGTTAGCATATGGTGTTAGTATTCATAAGTCCCAAGGGCAGGAATATCCGATTGTGATCATTCCATTGATGAAATCTTATCACAGAATGTTAACCAGAAGATTATTATATACAGCAGTAACCAGAGCAAAAGAAAAAGTTATTTTCATTGGTTCCCTGGCTGCTTTTTTTATGGCTGTAAATGATGATTTTTCAGAAGCAAGAAATACCAATTTGTTAAATCTACTGACGCAGAAAGCACAGTAGTTTTTTTCATTATTAAGGAGAAAATTTACGATGAAGAAAGAAACTTACGAATTTACAGATGAACAAATAACAAAAATGAACTATTACGACAGGCGTGCAGCTTTAATTGCTGAACTAAATAAAAATCTTGTCAAAAACAGAGAAACCGATGATTACGACTACATTGATCTGAAAGGGATTAATGATGTTCTTCATCCGTTAAAGTGCAAATACAAAATTACGGACATGCCATGTAAAGAAGATAATGGCGATATGTCTTTAATTATGATTGATTCACTTACAGGAGAAAAGCATGGAAAAATTACCATTCCATGGCCAGGAAACGATGATGAACATAACAATAATATGCGAAAAATTCAGATCACAGGAGCTAATATCACATATCTTCGCAGATATTTATTGATGCTTGCCTATGATATCAGCGTTCCAAAGGATTTTTACGATGAAAACAAAACTCCTTTGAAATTTAATGATATTCCAGAAGCTTTACGTCCGAAAGAATCTGTCAAAGATGGACAGGAAGAAAACAAAAAGTCTTCCGACTTAGACCCCGTATCCAAAGAAAAATACTTTGGGACAGAAAAAAAGGATTTAGTTCCATATGAGACAGGTGAAGAAGAATTACAGTTAGATCCTAATCGTGGACGTGGAAAGACAAAAAACATCTATGATGATGCTGAAAACTATATGGTAAAAGAAGGAAAATATGAAGGAATAATGCTTTGCGATGTTGCAAAAATGGATCCTAATGATCTTATAGAAATGGCACGACAAGGAAGTCTTATTGAGCCTGAATTACAAAGACATGCGGAAACATTAGTGAAGAAATATAACTTATAAAGCAAAGGAGGAAGGCATCATGGGATTTCCGTTTACTATAGAAGACGAAGCAAAACTGTTACCTCTTAAAAATGCCAGACTGACAGGCGGAACAATCTATGCAGATTGTCCATTCTGTGGCAGCAAAGGAGCTTTACATATTTCAGTTAATAAGAATATGTGGAACTGCTGTGCCTGCATGACGAGAGGTGTGAATAATTCTGGAGGAGGACGAACGCAGCTTTATGCAAAATATTTCAATATGACAAACAGTGAAGCCTATCACAATATCTGTGATCTTTACGGAATCGAAAAAGATTATCGTTCAATAGATGTGGATGAACCGACAAAAGAAGAACCTAAAAGAGATGTAAGAGAAATTGATTATGTGTATCGAGCATTGCTTTCTATTTTGACACTGAGTGATGAACACAAAAAAAATCTTAGAAAAAGAGGTCTGAATGATGCCGCTATCCAAAAACATCAATATCGATCTGTTCCAGTAACAGGCGTTGATAATATTGTGAAAACACTATTATCTTACAATATGGATCTTAAAGGAGTTCCAGGATTTTATATGTTAGATGGTAAATGGAAAGTCAATTTTACACCAGCCCTCGCCGGAATTCTTATTCCAGTGATGAGCCGAGAAGGCTACATTCAGGGATTCCAGATCAGGTTAAATAAACCAATCAGAGATTCTAAATATATGTGGTTTTCAAGCCAAGGAAAAGAATGCGGAAGTTCTCCAGGATCACCGGTACATTTTATCGGAGATGATCCTTTAGCAAAAACGGTTGTTTTGACAGAAGGCTGTTTAAAAGCAAACGTAGCCCATGAATTGTCAAAATATCTAATGAACAAACCGATGACGTTTGTGGCAATTGCTGGATGTGGACAGTTTAATTCTACAAAAAAAGCATTAAGCAGCTTGAAAGAATATGGATGTGAACTTGTATATGACGGATTTGACATGGACAAATTCAAAAATCCTAATGTATACAGAGCAATGGCAAAGAATTTTGATATTGCACATGAAGTTGGAATCCGTATGGAAGTGTATCGTTGGAATGCGATAGAGATATACGGTAATTTCAAACAAAATACGCCATATAAGGTACTGATCAATGATAAAGACTATGCTTTTTATTCTACATACACAAATCATAAACGTGAATTTTTTGATGAGTTTTTTGCAGATGAAAAGACAGGAAGATTGATCATTCCAGAGCCAATATTAAATCCACTACATCCACACGAAGATGTTAATTGCAAACTGATTGATGTTGAAACAGGTGATTACAGTGAGTTTAAGATGAATGTAGATGCATCCATCAATCGTTGTCAGGATTATACTGTTTGGCAGAAAAAAGGCATTGACGACTACTTTTATTCATTAGTACGTCTCAAAAATAAACAACAAAGAAAAAATTAATTTTACACAAAGAAAGGAGCTTATTATGATCGTAAGCGTAGATTTAGGAAACAAAAATATTAAGACACCAGAGTTATTATTTTTGACAGGACTGGATTCATATGACAGTAATCCATCTACGACATTTTTCAGAAATGATTGCATACAGTATGAAGGAAAGTATTATACCGTAGGAAGTCACAGAATTGAGTATACACGATATAAACATACAGATGATCGCTTTTTCATTTTAACCTTAATGGCTATTGCGAAAGAAATCAAACGAAGAGGCCTGAAAGGCGATAATTACGAAGTTGAGTTACTTCTCAGCCTTCCACCGGCTCATTATCGTACTCAGCATGAAAATCTGAAAAATTATATGATGATGAAAGGTCAGCATGTAAATTTCATGTTTAATGATAACCCGATGTCTGTTACATTTAAAGATGTGATTGTTTTTATTCAGGGACATGCTGCATTGTATACTCGTTCCAATTTAACTAAGGAAGAACCGTTGATCATGTTACATGATATCGGTGGTTTCACATGGGATTATCTTTCTGTACGAAATGGAAATCCTGAAAAAGATATCATGGATACAAGAGAATTGGGAATCATTCCATTTTATAATGAGTTTAGTAATTATATTGTATCAGAATATGATCTTCATCTTAGAGAAGATGATATTGATAATCTGATCAAAAATCGAACATTGCCATCAAATTTAGCTGCGATTCAAACAAAAGTATTAGATACGTTAGATACTATGGCATTACAGTATTTGAAACGAGGTATTAAAACGTTTATCGAAGATAAAATTGATTTAAAAATGTATACAAGTGTTTTTGTCGGTGGTGCATCTTTAATTTTTAAACCATACATCTTGCAGTTACAGGAAGAAGGTTTATTAGGTAAAGTCATTTTCATTGAAGATGTTCATGCAAATGCAAAAGGGGCACAGATTTTGTATAAAAGTGCGAAATCCCTTATGAATAAACAGTAAGCATATTTTTTGTAAAGGTTGTGATCTTATTGGCAGAAAAAAATCAAATCAGAAAAAATATTGGTTTCGATTTATCCGATCCTGATCAGAAATTAGCTTATGATATTTTGGAAATGAAGCGAGGGAAATCATTAAGCAGATTTCTTGCTAAATCCATCATCATTGGTGAAATGATAGAAAGAAAAATGCAGACTGATAAAATCGAAAGACGTGGAAATGAACTGTTAAATAGCTTTGATAATTTTCCAATCAATACGAATACAGTTTCCACTCCAATAGTTAAAGAAAAAAGGAAGAAGAAAAAACAGGAAGAATCTGTTGTGCAAACGAAACAAAATGTAGAAATTGCACAGACGGAACAAAAAGAATCCACAAATGAAGTTGTAGAAGAAGTTAAAATTCCAGAACCAATTAAAAAGGTTGAGGAATCTTCTGGTGAAGATGTAGATGTAGAAGATAAAGATTCTACAGAACCAATCCTGGATAAAGACACTCTTGCAAAAGCAATGAATTTTATGGCAGGTATGTAAAAAAGGAGGTTGGCAGCTTATTTGCTGTCAGCCTCCTTTTTTTTTGATTCTTCAAAGATATCGACATCTTTTTGACTAAAAAGTGCTAAATTAGATGATCGGCGTAATTGTTCTAATTCTATTAATGATTCTACAATTGCTAGTTCTGGAGCTTCTCTAATAATACTACAGAATAATTGATATTTTATTGATTCTTTACATTGGTCATTTTTAAATACCATATCATCAATATTACTTAACATTTTTTCAAACATTAATTTGCACGAACTATATGTTTTAATTATTTGTGGTGTAAATGTAATTTTAATTTTAGCCCCAACCATATCTGTTAATTGTTTAAAATCATTAAATTTTATAATCCTTGCAAATATATTGTTATATGCATATTTTGGGAATCCTATTTCTTTTGCAAGCCTTGTCATTGTAATACCTTCAAGTGCCATATAACATTCTAGCTGATCTTGAATATCATTTAGTGCGTCAAATAGGTGAACATATCTTTTGTAGCGTACACTGTCTTTTTCAAATTCTAAAGTTAATTTTAATGGGAAATCAGAAGCTTCAATAATTAGTGAAATTATAGTCGTAGCCATTTCATAAGGGTCTAATTTTAAGCGACGATACAATGGAAGTGGGGCAAGTTCCGTAGTAGGAACATAAGCAAAATAACTATTTGTAAAATTCACATCTTTTATTAAATCAAATTTATGATTCGATATTTCTTTATCCATATATTTTCTACTAGTAATGCCTTTTGTTTCAATAATTTCTTTTCTGTTGTTTAAAAGTTTATTATATTTTATTGTTAATATATCGCATGGAGAATAGATCGCAGAAGCTCCTTGAGTACCATAATAATCCTTGAAAAATTTTTCTTTTTCATCTTCATATTCTTTTTGATATTTTTCAAAAAATGATTTCGGAACAATTTTATAGCTTTTTCCCTCAGCTAAGTAATCTGATTTATATTCAAAAGATTCTATATCATATCTGGATCGTACTGGATAATTTTGAGCAATTAGAGCAAATACGTCATATATAGAGCTGAAAGTAAAATCTTTTAATGTAGATACATCATAATCAAACATAATACACCTCCCTGTTTAAAATTTATATACATGATTATCTTTATAATTTTAGTATAGCAGTAATAATATAAAAAAACAAACCATTTATTTCCATATAATACCAATTAAACAAAAAATATTGAAAATTATATGAAATGTTATATAAAATATGTGCATGTTATTTTTATTTATGATATACTATAAATGTATTTTTATCAGATTTCATGAAGACAAGTATAGCATGGACTTTTTTAAGAAAAAAAATATAAAGAAACTTAAAATTATAAATAATAAAACAATAAATATTATATATGCTGTTTTGCTATTTATAAAAATGAATCTAACAGACGAAAAGTCTGTTTTTTTTATGCCATTTTTTAAGAATAAAGGAGGAAATAAAATGGAAAAAGAAATTTTAAAATTACTTGGAGAAAAAGATGGAGAATTTTTTGAGGGAGATGTGAGTGGAGATACAATTATTCTCTATTCAAGAATAGAGAAACTATTTTTAAAACTTCAAGAGACAATTCAAAAAAATGTGTATGAGTTATCTGATACGACAAAAAAATTAATTCAAAATGACGCCAAAATTGCAACAAATTTATATGTAATCGCAGCAGAATTAATTCGTTGGTATTCTACAAAAATATCAGATGTTGCAAATGAAAAAGTGGTAATTGATACTGCAAAATGGTTACGATTAAGTAATCGGCATTTTTTTGATGAATATTGTGATGATAAAAGTTTAGGAAGCATCTTTTTACAATATGTAGAAAAATCCGACAGAAATGGACAAAAGAAATTTGTATTATATTTTTTCCATATTCTTCATTATTGTCCACCAAATGGATTTAATGAATATATGTTAAATCAGAATATCGGAACAAATTGGTATTGTAAAGAAAAATAAAGAAAGAAGGAAAAGTTTTATGAGAAAAATTGCAAGTAATTTGTTGTTAAAGGAACACGCAGAACGAGTATTTTTTCTGTGCAAACAGCCAGATGGATATCGAATTATTAAAGAAATTGATGGTGATTATGGGCAGCAGATTCTGACACATTATCAAAATGGATATGGAATTTTACTTTCAGAGCATGGCAATCTTTTAGATTCCATTGAATATGTTATGGAACATAGGACTGGAAAAACATGTTTTGAAATATTAGATTCTAATTATAATGCTAAGAAGAAAATGCTCAAAGATAGTCGTGGATTTTTAAATCGAATAGGAATGCCTATTTGTGAAATTGAGGATTCTAAGGAAACATACTCAGAATTGAATGAATTTATTCAGGAAAATGAACTTGATGCATTTATTTTGTGTTATTTTGAAAAGTAAGGAGAAAAAAATGAGTAAGTCAAAATATCAAGAAAATCTTATAAAGACAGTCATGGATAAATCATGGGGAAATACATGGGAAGAAGCGGTTCAGGAATGGGATATTATTGATTGTGCCGAGGATAATTCATTAAGTCGAAGTTGTATTTGTGGAAAGGAACAGATTAAGTATTTATACAGATTACATAATCGAAAAACAAACCAATGGTTGTTTCCGATTGGAAGTTCATGTATTAAAAAATTTCAACGCAAAGATTTACAGGAAAAAACAGCAACTACAGAAGCAATGTTTAAATTATTACATGCTGTTGGAAATAATCAATATCTGCAGCTATCATCTGATTTGTTTAGTAGAAAACTTCTTAAAGAATTATATGATCAAGGAGCATTCAAGGCGACTTCATATAATCATTATAATCCAAAAAATGATTATGATTTTCTGTTAAAAATGTTCAACAAACGTGCAAAAAATAGTATTAGTACATTGCAGCAGAAAAAAATTACAGCAATTCTTCTTAATTCAATTAAACCATTTTTGGAACAGAAGTTAAGAAGCCAGATTATGTCTTAAAGTTATCAAGAAAAGAAATTGTCAATCTATGGGTGTAAATTAGAACAGGATTTTCTTCCTGTTTATTTTTATACCCATTTTATTTAGGAGGAAAGAAAAATGGTAGTGAACAGATCAAATTTATATGTAGGACAAACAGTATTTTTTGTTCATAAAGAATACAATTCACTTACAAAAATGAAAGAAGATTCCATCGTTGAATGTAAGATTACTAAAATTGGAAGGGTATATATAACCATTAATAATGGATATCCAAATCGACAATTTTTTATTAAATCTGGAAATGATTACGAGTTTGGTATTCAGGAGAAAGAAAATGCAATTGATGGTGGAATTTTATGCTTTACAAGAGAAGATGCAGAAAAACATCTTCTAAAAAAGAAAATGATGTTGGAATTAAGAAACATCAATTATTCTGAAAAAACTAATTCTTTAAATCAACTGTTACTAATGAAATTGGCATATGAAGTTGGAAAATTAGATTTTACAGATGACACAATGCTTAAAATTCCATTACCGGTGAATTATAAAGAAATGTCAGAGGAAACGTTAAAATCATTTTTAGAAAGTGATGGGGAGTATGAATAGGGAAATTAAAAAAATATCAGAAGACATTAAAACAAATACATTTAAACAGTTTTATTTGTTTTATGGAGAAGAAAAATATATGATCTTACAGATGAAAGATAAATTAAAGAGAGCTTTAATTTCAGAAGATGATACTATGAATTATTCCTATTTTGAAGGGAAAAAGGTAGATCCGACAGAAATTATAGAACTTGCTAAAACAGTTCCTTTTTTTAATGATCATAGATTTATCATTCTTGACGGAACAGGACTTGGTAAAAAAAGTGATGATTTATTCATAAAAGGGTTAAAAGAAATTTCTGATACAAGCGTCCTTCTCTTTATTGAAGATACGATTGATAAACGTTCAAAAATTTATAAGTTTTTATCAAAGCAAGGTCATGCTGCATGTTTTGAACCTATGAAAAATAAGGAATTGTCACAATGGATTACGTTATTGCTAAAAAAAGATGAGAAGCAAATGTCGATTTCAACAATGAACAATTTCTTATATCGATGTGGATCAGATATGCATACATTAAAAAATGAATTAGACAAATTGATTTCTTATGTCGGAGACAGAAAAGAAATTACAAGTTATGATTTAGAACAGCTGACTTCATCTCAAACAATTAACCAGATTTTTATCATGTTAGATGCAATTGCTCGAAAACAACGAGATAAAGTATTAACTTTATATTATGATCTGATTGAATTGAAAGAATCTCCATTTGGAATTCTTGCATTATTAGCCAGACAATGTAATCAGCTGCTTCAAGTTAAAAATCTGGATGATCTCGGCAAAGATAATGGAACAATCTCAAAGGAGATAAAGATTCCTGCTTTTGCAGTAGGAAAATTAAAAGATCAATCGAAAATGTTCTCTATTGAAGTATTGTTGAATATGGTAGAAGCATGTGCAAAAACAGATGAATTAATAAAAACTGGAAAAATCAATGACAGAGTTGGCGTAGAATTAATATTAATTCAATTTAGTCAAAATTAGATTAGGAGGAATTTTATGATTAGTGAAGAAGAAAGAAAAAAATATGTGGAATTCATGTATAATCCCGAAAATGAATATAATTGTGATGAATGTCCAGAAAATAAAGATTTTGATGATTGGGAAGGAAAATATCCTTGCGGGCAACAAAATTGCTGGGTTACTTGTCATTGCAGAGAAATTATGGAATAAATACAAGGTGTAAACTTTGTGTTCGTTTGCGATAAATGCACAATAATATCTAAAATGCAAAATATGTACAAATACACAAACTACATATTTTGCATAAATTGTGTATTACATGTAAATCACACTTTATTTTATAGAAAATTTAAAAATATCAAAAGGTATACAGAACATCTTTTATGAGAAATGATAAAATAATTAACTTCACACAAACGGTTGGAATGACGCGATTCAATAAGAATGGATTCCAAGGTGAAAATAATTTATGAATGTAATAACAATCTATACTAATAAATTTTTGGAGTTCTCTTTTCAGAGGACTCTTTTTTTTATTCATAAAAAGTAAATAAATGTAAAAAAAACTATTAAAAATGTGGGGGTGTTACACAAAAATGATACAAAAATGCTAAAATACAGGTTGAAAATAGCAAAAATGGGTGGTAATATTAACATTAAGAAAATGATTGATAAAATCATTATGACTAAAAAATAAGGATAAAGCCATTTATCCTTAATAAGTTTTGCAACTTGATATTATAGTGCTTCATAAGAATCAATTTATTTAAAAAAATCTTGTATTTTATAAACGAAATCTATGTAAAAGCAAAACGATGAATCAAAGAAGCACAGGTGCTCGTGTCTAGCATGAGAGGAATGTATACGGAAACATAGCATACTTATATGTTCAGAGCAGGCGGTATCTCTATAAACTATCGGGTCCGTGGAGCCGATGCAGAAAATCCACCGGACATAATACGGGTGTTTAAATGTGACAGTTGTTCCAGTTATGGCATGGATCAAGGTATGGCGACTACAAAAAGAGCCTGATAATATGTTCGAGAAAGGTTGAGGGCAGAAAAGGACCTTTGCCTAAGTCAAAACATTGCCAATGTTTTGATATGGTTAAAATTACTCTGCGGAAGGACGAATACGGATATGTTGATGCTATGTGAGACATATGGGGTAGCATAACAAACTGAAAAGTCTGGCAGTGAGGGCGTACCATGTACTGTGAAAGTGTAATATTGATTTTAAAATATCAATAAGATAAGTCTGTCTTTTTGTAGACACAGGGGGAAATTATATTCATACACAGAAAGAAACGGACATTCGATGTACGGTTCTTTCGTCCGTTTTAAACTTTATAAAAATAAGGATGTAAAAGCTATTAAAAGGTTAAGGATGTATATTTACGATTCCATGAAAAAATAAAAGGTATTGGCTACCCGAAAGTCTTTCTCAAACTGAAAGTTATCAAAAATAAATATATAATAGATATACGTTGTTTTATCTAAATAATATATATGATTTTACATCGAATCGTATTCTTAATTAATCTTGAAGAGAAAAAATAAGAATATTAATGATGTAATAGCGAAATAAATAATATGATTAAGAAAATGTAAGAGGTAGACATAAAATATATAAAATGTCTGCCTTTTTATTATGTGAGGAGGTATGTTATGACTAAAAAAAATATGCTATTGACTATGTTGATGGTAGTTATAAACAACTGGTTGCTAAATATGGTGTTGACGATGGGATTAATGATAACTGTAAAGAATAAAAACGATAAAGTAAGTAAAGGGGGGTGTTGAGTATGGAAGCTTTAACAATTGATGAAATCATATCTGCGAAAAAAAATTTTTTAAATATCGACAAGGATCTGAATCTCATTCATTCTGTAAATGAGACTAAAGAAACGTATTATTTGATTCATTGTGTTGCAATTATTACATTTTTATTATTAAAGCAACAGGCACTTGCTGAATCATCTGCGATAATGCTTTTAGTGGTAATTTATTTTCTTCATCGGTGGGAATTTCATTTATCCCACATGATTATACATAACGTTTTGCTTTTTAGTCATCTGTTTGAAAAAAAATATGCCTATGAATTATTAGATAAATTGAATCTGTGTGATCAGGATTATGGAAAAATTCGTCATGTCATGTCAGAGTTTTATAAAAAAGAAGGGATGTGATAATGATGAGAAAGAGAAAAATAATTGGAATTATAGGCTTGGTGCTTATATTAGTCATTGTGCTTTTTTATGTGGTCCGTATCCGGCCAATGGTAACGGAATATAAGAAGATTGCATATGATAAATTAGCAAATATTGATGAAGACACCTTTGCAAAATTAGAAAATACAAAGGTTTATGGAAAGAATGGGAAATTGATTGGAGAAGTCAATTCCGGAAGTTACCAGTACAAAAAAATTTCTGAAATTTCAAAATATGTACAAGATGGATATATTGCAGTAGAAGATAAAAACTTTAAATCCCATCATGGAATCGATTATCTGGCAACTGTAAGAGCTGGGATTAAACTTGTATTGAATCGTGGTAAAGCAACACAGGGTGGAAGTACCATTACACAACAATTAGTTAAAAACAGCTTTTTAAGTCAGGAAAAAACATTTACAAGAAAGATTGCCGAGTTTTTCTTGGCACCGGAGATTGAAAAGATGTATACGAAGCCTCAGATTATGGAGTATTACTGCAATAGTAATTATTATGGGAATCGTTGTTACGGAATCGGAAATGCGGCAAGTTATTATTTTCATAAAAACGCAGATCAACTAACATTATCAGAAGCGGCATTATTGGTAGGGCTGTCGAATAATCCAAGTCGATATGATCCAGTAACTAACTATAATTCATCGATCAGAAAACGTGATCGAGTTTTAAAACATATGTTGGATGCGAAAGTAATCTCAAAAACACAATATCAACAAGCAAAGAACGAAAAAATAGAAATTGCAGAGTATCGTAAAAATGTAAAACCTGAAGGGTATCAGACAAGCTTTGCAATTTATCAAGCAACATTGGAATTGATGAAGAAAAATGGATTTGAATTTCAGTACACTTTCCAGGATAAAGAAGATGAAAAGCAATATAAAGAAAGATATCAGGAAGAATATCAAAAATATTTTCAGAAATTGCGAAATGGAGGATATAAGCTGTATACATCTTTTGATCAAGAGTGTCAAAAAGCTTTACAAAGTTCCGTTGATCATAATCTGAGATCGTTTACCAAGAAAAAGAAAGGGAAATATGAATTACAGGGAGCTGCAGTCAGTATTGATAATGAAACAGGAAATATTGTGGCAGTTGTTGGTGGAAGAGGACAGAATGATCAATATAATAGGGGTTATTTAGCTATTCGACAGCCTGGTTCATCTATTAAACCTTTGCTTGATTATACTCCTGCTTTCGATAGCGGTGTATATTATCCATCAAAAGTAATCTCTGATCGAAAGACTTCCTCTGGTCCATCGAATGCAGATCACAGTTATAGTGGATCACGAACGATTCGTAATGCAATCATTCACTCTACCAATACGGTTGCATGGAATGTATTGCAGAAAATTGGAGTAAAAAATGGTCTAAAGTACCTTACAAATTTGCAGTTTAGTAATTTATCATATTTAGATAATAAAAACGCTTCTGCAGCACTGGGTGGATTTACGCATGGTGTTAGAGTTGTAGATATGGCAAAAGGATTTGCAACATTAGAAAATGGTGGAGTTTATCAGGATAACAGCTGTATTGATAAGATCATGTTTAAAGAGCATGAAGTTTTAAAGCATAAAAATACAAGAAAGAATGTGTATTCCTCAGCCTCTGCCTATATGATCACCGACTGCATGAAGGATGCTGTGAAAAATGGAACTGGTAAAAATGCACAAGTAAAAGGACAGATCATTGCAGGCAAGACAGGTACGACAAATGATTATAAGGATGCATGGTTTTGTGGTTATTCAAGATATTATACAACCAGTGTTTGGGTAGGATGTGATGATCCAAATCCAATGGATAATTTAACTGGTTCGTCCTATCCATCTAAGATTTTTTCTGATTACATGACGAAAGTTCATAAAGGGAAAATGAAGAAAGATTTTAAAATGCCAGATACGGTATATCGAAAAGATGGAGATCTATTTTCGAAAGACATTGATGATACGTTACATGAAACAGTGCTTGAAAATATATTAAAAGAGCAGATCAAGAAAGCAGAAAAAGCAGTAGAAGATTTTGAAGCTTTTACAATCACGGACGGGGAGAGTGCCTATCTACTTGATGATAAGTATCAGAATGTATGTACAGCTATTGAAAAAGTAGATGATTCCACACAAAAAGCAAAGTTCCGACAACGGATTGAAAATCATTACGATGATCTTTTAGAAGAACAGAAGAAATGGAAAGATGCGATGGAAACATATGCAACACAGAAGGAACAGCAGCGAATTGCGGAAAATGAAAAAGCTGAAAAAGAAGCTGTACAAAAACGACAAGTATATGAACAACAGCAAAATATCAAGTTAGTTGAATCATATATATCCAGATTAGATGTCATGGATACATATGATGATACAGCAGAAGATATTATTACCAAATTACAAGAAGCTTTAAAGAAATGTGAGGATTATGATACATATGATGAGCTAAATCAGAAAGCTGAACAAGCAATAGAGCGTGTTCGCAATCTAAATAGTGATACAACAACAACAGAATCAAATTAAGATCAGGAGGAAATTATGAGAAGAAAAGCAGCATCTTTATTATTAGTAGCTATGATGATGAGTGTAGCAGTGCCAGTTCATGCAAGTGAACAGGCGACTGTCACAATTCAAGAATCACAAGGAGAAAACCGAGAGGTTGATCAAGTTCAATCCTCTGAAACAACAGAATCCAAACCATCAACTTCACAGATCACAACAACAGCTGAGAGAAAAGAAGAAGTAACATCAACGCATAAGAAAAAGCAAAACAAAAAGAAAGATAAGAAAAAAGAGAAAAAAGTCAAGAAACTAAAGAAAACAAAGAAAAAAGAAAAAGTTGTTCATGTAAAAATCAAACCAACAATCTCATCTTCCTATCAGGAACAATCTATTAAAATCAAAAAAAATAAAGAATACATTGGAAAATTTATTTATTTTAATCAGGGAGATGCTGCGTGGAATAGTAGTGGATACGGAATTCGAGCTGCTGGATGTGGTCCGACTTCAATGGCTGTGTGTATTAGCACGTTAACTGGAAAATGGGTAACACCAGTAGATACAACAAGTTGGGCATATGAGCAGGGATATTATTCTTCTGCCGGAAGTGAACATCGTGCAATTCCAGCAATGGCAGAACATTGGGGCTTAAAATGCGATGGATTAGGAACCAATTATCAAAAGATTAAAGAGTCCTTAAAACATGGCAGACCTGTTGTTTCTTTGATGGGGCCTGGCTATTTTACTCGCGGTGGACATTTTATGGTATTAACGGAAATTGATTCTAATGATAATGTAACTGTTGCGGATGTAGGAAGTCGTAAAAGAAGTCAGTATAAGTATTCACTTCATGATGTAATTTCACAATCTAAAGTTGCAAGTGCTGGAGGACCATTTTGGAGTATTTATAAACAAGGGAAAGCCAAAACACAGAATGACAGTAAATCAAATAAACAAGTTTTAAAAATTAGTAAGAATAAAAAAACAGCGACAAAAGCAAAGGTAAATCATAAAGAAAAAGAAATAATCCAAAGTTTTTATACTGAATTATCAAAGAATTTGACAGATCTGGAAAAAGAGCTTCCAAATAGTAAGGTATTGATTGGAAAAAAAGCGACTGGGACCGAAATTCCAAATGGAAAGATTAATCAGTGTATTTATCGTTTAGGTGAAAAGTTAAACAATGGTCATTTACAATTTATTGCGACACATTATTATTTTGGAGAAGAAGCAATCCTTCATGGGGATGCAAAGTCTGCAAGTATTGATTTGAATTCACGTATTCAAATGCTTGATTTTTAAAAATTGAAAGGAGATGCCGTGGAGAAATCAATCTTCACGGCTAAATATTTATTATGGAGTATGAACTTATTGGAACAATTGTTCCGGCAGTGAAATGTATTTTAAAACCAGGAGAAGCAATGTATACACAATCCGGTGGAATGATGATGTATACTGGGGATATAAATTATTCTACAGGTCTGAGAGGTGGAGTTGTTAAATCCGTTGCAAGACAGCTTCTTGCAAGAGAGTCAGCTTTTATGACAACGTATTATGCAGAAAAGCATATGGGAATTGTTATATTTTCTACGACAATCCCTGGAACGATTCAGTGCTTGAAATTAGAGAAAGGTTCTTCGATGATCTGTCAAAAGACGGCATTTCTTTGTGCAGAAGAGCAGATTATGGCAGATGTTGTTTTTACAAAAAGATTACGTGCTGGTTTGTTCAGTGGAGAAGGCTTTGTATTACAGAAAATTTATGGTGAGGGAAGAGTTTTTCTGGAAATAGCAGGGGATTCAATTATTCATGATCTTAAAGAGGGTGAAGTGTTGTATTGTAATTCGGGAAATGTAGTTGCTTTTCAGGACTCCGTAGATTTTGACATTACATTAGTAAAAAGAATGTCTACATTATTATTTGGAGGAGAAGGAAATTTTCTTGTAAAATTGACAGGACCTGGAAAAATTATTTTACAAACACAGAATCAGATGCAGAAAGTGAAAATTTATGAGAATCAATAAAATGTGGGGGCATTACACAAATTTCATAAGAAAAACGTAAAAATATATAAAAAAATACATAAAAATGTGTAATAAACTTGAAAAATGATATGTAATATGATATTATAATATAAACAGAAAAGTTATTATTTGAAAAATCAATTTCGGGAATAAGAAAATTTTTTTGTTAATAACGTGTAGTGTAAATAATAGCGATGGCGAATGGTTATATTGACATTGGAAATTACTTTTTCATAAGATTTTTCTCCTTAAAAATTTTATCGATATGTGTCAATGTAAAATAGATTGGTTCGATTCCAATCATCGCCTTTTATCAAAGATATGAATATCGTTTTTTTGTATGGACCTCTATACATCCCTGTTAAGTTACCGTACAATAAATAGAGTTTTTTATATTTATATCTTTGATTCTTCCAAAAAATAGGTAGGGAAATACGAGCCTTAAAGGCAATATATTCCTTACCACTCCCCTTGGAAAAGTATTGGGATACAATAAAATAATGGATGTATTCCGTTGGAGTATGCTAACATTTATTATTTTATTTCGGAGTTCGATTCTTTGATTTTCCAATCAGGCTAGGTGGGCTCATGTTTATGAGTCTGCATTAGCTTATTAAGTCTATATGGTACAATGGTGTAAATGGAATCACAAGCGAGTGCTAATCGTTCTAGCTTTTTGAGCTATTCAGGTTCGAATCCTGATTGTACCGCTGCTAATAAAGTTATTTTATTAGTTCTGATGTTTAAAGTGGAAATGCTATGTACTCTGCTTTAAACAACTTGGAAAGTAAATGGTAAATTTAATGATCTTGTATTTTATCTTTTTTTGTAAATACTTTTTCAGGATTGCTTGTATTTACTTAAAGATCAGATCGTCATGTTAAATATGGTACCCCACGATCATTACAATCGGAGTTCGATTCTCCGGCTTTCCCTAAGAGTATACTGTTTTGTTTGTTATTTTCAGTTTACTCTTTCTATTGTTATTATTTTAACGTATTACTCATTCGAAAAGGCAATATCATATCATGAATATTGCCATTAAAAATTCCTTAACGATGAACAAAAATGGCGTGTCCAAGAGATACGCTTTTTTTGTGTCTATGTACTATGCAAGTCGGATATTGGATGTCCACCAAGAACGCTGCAGCATTTTTCTTGGTTCCCTGGTTCGAGTCCAGGACTTGCTCTTTCTGTTAATATAAAGCAATAAGGAGAGGGTGGGCTATGCTAGTGACGCAGGGAAGAATCCAGAAACTGAACAGCACAAGCATACGTATACTCAACCTATATATGCTAAAGTTCATCACGAAGAGATAGGTCACATGGAAACAGTAACCGATCCTCCAACATATCATGATGAAAAATGTGAACACGTTATCTGTCAGGATTGTGGAAAAGATTTAACACAGGCTTATATTGAAGGGATTAAAGATGGAACTTATAAAAATGTTAAAATAACATCTGATGTTTCTTATTCTCAAAATAAAAGCAGCAGTATATTAAAAATGTATAATCTTTCTTATGATTCAAGTATGCCTCTATATGAAGATTATTTAAATAATGGTGGATGGGACAGATCATGTAAAAATAAGAATGTTACAACGAAGATTGTAACTGTTAGCGTATGTTCTCCAGGGGCAACTTGGAATAAATGGATAGTTGACAAAAAAGCTTATGATGAGCAGGTAATTGTTGGGTATAAATGTAGTTGTGGAGAATGGAAATTAGTTACTAATTAGTTATCAGGCAGCACGTATAATTGTACATATGTGTTGCTTGTTTTTCTTTATTTTTTTATGTTTATATGCTATACTAAATATGTAATTTTTATTAGACTTTGGAGCTTTAGGAAAAGCTCTGAACATTTTAAAGAAATCCAAAAAAATAGAAACTTAAACCCAAAGGCATAAATTTAGCAGATAATATATAGATCTGCTTATTTTTATGTCTTTTTTTATTAAAAAGGAAGGAGAGTTATGAAAGAAGAAAAATTTTTACAAAAATCAAAAGAAATGCAGGCGACAGTATATCGTCATGCATATTGTAATTGTTGCGGTACAGAATTTGTTCCAAATGATGAATATATTGTTTGTCCTCAATGTGGATCTGAATACTCCGAGGAAAATGATTATGTTGAACTTTATTCGTAATAGGAAATGGTAGTGAATTTTAGTTTTATTAGAAAGAAAATTTTATTTAAAGGAGAAAAACATGAATCAAAATGAAAAAACGAAATGGATTATTGCAATCAGTGATACTTGTAATGACGAGATTAATGTCAGCTTCTCGACCATTGAATAATCAATCATGCTAAGTATGCAAAGTTGATCAATGGTACCCGAAAGGGCGGGCTGACTAGACTCAGTGCAACGGAACCCACGTTTTGTGAGGGATACCATTAGTGCTACGTCCCAGATATCAATACCCGACCCGGTGGTACCTAAGCCGGGAACAGGGTTCAGGCAACGGATGTCTCCCCGGAGAAGAAGGCACTGACCTGGAGCAAGAAGTATCTGGAACTTTGTCGAAGGGTGATCACTCCCGTCAGGGAGGGCAGGACTTTTGTGTACCTGCCATCATATTTATTGAAAGGAGAAAACAGCCATGAGTGTATTCGTGGTCGGGCTGAACGGATGCCGGCTGATGCCTACATCTGAAAGGAAAGCCCGTTTATTGCTGAAACAAGGAAAAGCTTTTGTTGAGCAGAAGGTCCCATTTACGATCAGACTGAATTACAAGACAGGAAGTACCACACAGCTAGGTTATCTTGGGATTGATACCGGATCACAACATATCGGGGTGTCCGTTGTGCGTGAGGATGGGACAGTCTTACATAAGGAAGAGATCGGTCTCAGGGACTCCATGAGCAAAAGAAAACTTCTGGAGGCAAAAGCTTCATTAAGAAGGGGAAGGCGTTATCGGAAGACCAGATACCGTCATCCAAAGTGGAGACCAAAGACCAAGCGTGTTTACTGTGAAGTCCCAGACCGAAAAGGCAGACACTGGCAGAAAAAGAAGATCACGTTCACATCGAAAAGACCGAAAGGATGGCTACCGCCATCCCTGCAGTCAAAAACAGATCATCATATCCGATGGATCAAAAAACTACAGGATCTTCTTCCGGAAGGATACCGTCTTTCTATTGAATTAGGACGTTTTGATCCAGCAAGAATGAAGAACCCAGAGATCCACGGAGATTTGTACCAGAAAGGGCCGCAGTATGACTATGAAAATGTCCGTGCCTATGTCCTTGACCGTGACAGATATACTTGTCAGATATGTAAAAAGAAAGGAGGAAAGCTGCACGTACATCACATCTTGTACAGGAGCCATGGTGCAACCGATGATCCGCAGTATATGGTCACCGTATGCAGTGATTGTCATAGTGCACAGAATCATCTGCCGGGAGGTATCCTTTATCAATGGATGCAGGAACAGAAGAGATTTTCCAGAGGGCTTAGGGATGCCACGTTCATGAACATTTTAAGGAAACGTCTGATAAGAGCATTTCCGGAAGCAGTCTTTACTTATGGAAATGTCACGAAAGTGGATCTGGAGAAACTAAAGCTTCCAAAAAGTCATGGAAATGATGCGACTGCCATTGCATTAGTAAAGACCGGGATCACAGCTGTAAAGGATAAAGAGTCTGTGATCTGTATCCAACAGGTGAGAAGAAAGAAGCGTTCTTTGCATGAAGAAACTCCGAGAAAGGGACGCAAGGAACCAAACCGCACAGCTGCACGCAATAATAAGAACACAAAGGCGGTCACTGTTACCAAAAGACAGAATAAGAAAAAGGTATCAATGACTGGCTGTCTGTTTGATCGTGTAGAACTGAATGGAAAGAAAGGCTGGATCTCCGGATTTACCGGAAAATCCTGTTATGTAAAGGATGCGGATGATCAGTATCTCAGTACATCCCCTAAATACAAACAGGTCAGTCTTTCAAAACTCAGAATTCTGCATCACTGTGGCAACTGGATCATAGGAGCAAAGAAAACTTTAGGGAAGGGGTGATGGCTCAAAGAGCCATCCTGCTTTCATCTCGGTCATTGAATGGCCGAGAATTCCCGCAGAGTATCTTAAAATTTCTTACGGCAACGGAAGAAGAAGCAAAACAATATCTTATGGATTGTATCGATAATGATATTAAAGAAAATATGAATCTAAATGAAATTGCAAACAACTTAAACATTTTCAATGTGAAAGAAAATAGTTTTTGTATGTTGAAAAATGATTCTGACTATTTATCCCAGGATGTATTAACATCAGGAGTGCGAAGAATTGCAGATCGAAATCATTAGGTTGTCGATATTGTAGAAATGGGAAATGCAGGAGAAAAATGTTATCTTTTTAGAAAAATAAAAAGATGTATTTGATTTTGCATAAAATAATTAGAATAAAGTTTATTAATTAAAGACATAAAGTAAACAAAGGTTATACCTGTTTATTTTATGTCTTTTTGTTTTTTGAAGGAGAAAGAAAAATGAGAAATGTTGTGAATTACCCCTCCCATGCGGTACAGTAGTTCCTATGGAAGTGGCTTCTAACAGTCGTGACAGTTACCCATTCCT